CCACGATGCCATTAGCGACCGGGCCGCCTCTGCTTGGATGGGGATAAGTGTCGAGTCGTCATCACCGTGAGCCTTCAGGCGCGGACACCGTTGGAAGCCCGGGACCAGCGCCCGCGCCCCGGCAACGAGCAACACTAGTAGTAGATACTTCATATTGCTGTTTAGGGGACAATTAACCTTATTTGCATTTCAGCAGACCCGAGTACGCGGGTTGCTCAAATGGAAATGAATTCTACTATTATAATTTTACGATACACCGCAGACACGTTGTGCTCCGTCATGCGCGCATGTTCGGTCTACTTGGCGGAAATTGAGCTCCCGAGGAAGGGGGCCTCATCGGGCGGCGAGTATGCCGAGTATGCCGAGTTGCAGGGGGTTGTGGTCACCACCCCGCGGGTGCGCAACCCCGAAACGGGCCGTATGATCAAAGAGAATGGCGCGCTCGCCAAGAGACTTGCGAAGAGGGGCGTTTTGCCTCTATAGAATTGAAATTTACATCCTCCAGCGCTGGTTGCAGCCGAGGCAGAAGAGGAAGACGGTCATAGGCTCGTCGGCGGACCTCGTCTGGCGCTCGGTGAAGTCCGTTTTCTTGCACTTGCACTTGGGGCACGCGTACATACCGTCGCTGTAGTCGTCCAGGTTGACCTTGCGGCTCTGTGACTGCCACTCTCTGAACTTGCGGAGGTCCTCTGCGGCCACTGGGTCGAGCTCCTCGTAGGTCATGAACGCGATGTCCTGCGGCTTTATCGTTCCGTTCTCGAGCCGGGTGATGACGCCATGGCGGTTTGGGGTGGTAACCAGGTTTGCCACCACTTTCATGTAGGCCATTGTTTGGATGGTCCGGAACATTTTGCACGACCAATTCCGCGGGCACCGGTCGGCGACTGCCGCCTCCACCGACTTGTTGAGAACGCCCTTCTCTGCGTTGCGTGCCCATTTCTCTATATCTGTGGAATCCGCCATTTTCAGGCTGTTGAAAATCCCGAGCAGCCTCATGTAGCAACACTGCCTTCTGATAACGAGGGCGTCGTCGTACCGCTCCTCTCGCATTGCTTGGCGGTAGGCCATTTTTGGCTTCTCGAACTCGGCGACTGCGCGGTATGCCATCTGAATGAACGCGTCGGGGTCGGTGATGGTCTCGGGCTGCTTCTTCCACTCCTCAATCTGGTCAAGGCTGACCTCCACGAACTCGGCGTGCTTGAGCGCTTGGTGGTGTAGCAGTATCTTCACCACCTTGTCTTTGCGCCCCAACCGCAGCAGCGGCTCAAAGTTCATGCCGTCCTTGTGTCGCAGGTCGCAGAGGATGCTCAGATCCGCTTTGACGCGTGTCACGGGCTTCAGGAGACTCTCTCGCAGAGGAGCCACGAGCGGCTTCTTCAAATTGTGTTCGGATGTCCACTCCTGTGACATCTCCTTGCGGCACTCAGTGATGTAGGCGTACATGGCTTCTGCGCGGGCTTTCGGATCGGGCGGCCACTCGCGGCCGCTGGTCTTGGCCTTGCGGATGAAAATGTGCTTCCCCATCAGGGCTACGGCCTTGGGGTACTCTTCGAGGGCGATAAACCTGCTGTAGGTGTCCTTCTGTGAGAAATTGTGGTCGCACTCTCTGAAAGTGGCGTATTTCTCGTCCTTGACTTTGAACTCCGCCCTGAGCCGGGCCTCCGTTTTCTCGATCCGCAACTTGTGCCGGGCGTAGGTAGATGCCGATGAAACCATGATTGATGTTTGTATTATATTGCATTCTCTTCTCCAAAGTTTATATCTTATTACATTTCTAACCGTCATTAGAAATACAAAAACTTCCTCATTTGGGCATCGCGAAAAATATATACATCACTACCAATTACACCAACCACCATGGGCTTGACCTGCGCGGCCGAAAACTGCAAGAAGAAGCTCAAGACTCTCAGCTTCGACTGTAAATGGTGCTGCAAGTCGCACTGTCTGCGGCACCAGATCCCAGAGGCACACCGCTGCTCAGACATGTTCCGCGTGGTCGCAAAGCCCGACCAGCCGATCGTCCCCGCAAAGATGAGCAAGATATGATATGAACGCGTTTCCACCAATTTAAGGAACGCACACATAACATCCCAATAGATGGATCGCCCCACTGGTCTGGTGAATCTGGGCAACACCTGCTTCCTCAACACGGCGCTGCAGATATTGTCGTCATGCACTATTCTACAAGATTCTTTGATGAGCTTGCGTATACCTCGGTCGGTTGACACGGATTGTGGCTTGTTCCTCAAGGAGTACCTATCGTTTCAGAGAATCTCCCACCACGTCCGGAACCCTCAGAAGTTGAAAAACTACCTAGGGAGGCTCTACAGTCAGTACAGCACATTGGAGCAGCAGGACACCAACGAGTGCATTCTCCGGATAATCGACATCATAGAGGCCGCGCTGAAGCCCGAGGCAGCTCCACCGCCGCCAATCCAGCCCACAAGTCCGTCGGGCAGACCAAACAAGGCGTTGCGCGCCTACGGCTCCTGGGCGTGGAAGTGCAGCTCACGTGAATTGTGCCAAGAGACGCGACCCTTCTACGGTCAATTCCGCGAAGTGATAACATGTAAGAGCTGCCACCTCGAGAAGAACAACTTCACGCTGTTCAACAGCTTGGCCGTACTTGACCTGTCAGATGGTCTCTGGGCCGGCATCTCCCGAGCTACGACGACGACTGAGTACATAGACGGATACGAGTGCAGCGGATGCAAACGCCGCACCCGGTGCAGGAAGAAGTGCCTGATATGGAAACTGCCCAAGATATTGGTGATGCAATTTCCATACAAGGGTTTGGGCGAACTCGAAACAAGCCTCGAGTTCAGAGACGACAACGTAGGAAAAACCTTTGCGCTCAGAGCCTTAGGGTGCCACGAGGGCCCGAACACCGAGTCCGGGCACTACTACTCATACATTTTCAGCAAGCAAGGCTGTTTCTGCCTCAACGACGAGGAGTGTACGGAGGTCAGCGACCCTGGGCAGGTGAAGGCTGCCTCTGTTTACACCATGCTCTTCGAGAGAACTCACGTCTAAAGGAGCCCATTTGACTTCTTGATTTTCTGGGTCTCCTCACGGGCCGAGTTGTTCGCCTGGATGAACGTGTCAAGCCCCTCGTCCTGGTAATAAGATTGGTTTATCTTGCTCAGATCGGGCGGCAGCGGAAGCCATTTGTACATCTCCACGACGTGCACGTTCCACGACGGGTCGTCGGCACGCACGCGCATTGAGTGTTCCTTTGCCTCGTCTTCGGTGGGGAATGCGGCATATATCTTCACCGCAACCTGCGACCGCACCACCGACGCGATGGTGATGACCGCATACCGCTGGTCCGGCAGTTTCGCCGCAGCTCCAAGGGTCGTGTAGGGATTCTCGGTCGGGTTGAATGCTTCAGTCACCGCTTCGGCGTCGTCTCCCCTCGGTTCGGCCACAAGCTCATCCGTGGGCTCGGTGTCGTCATCCACGGGCTCACCCTTTGCTTCTTCGAAACCCTCGGCTACTTTCTTGGCCTCGGCTACTTTCTTGGCGGCACTGGCCTTGCTTGCCAGTATCCGCTCGTTGTGGCGCGCGGTGTTTTCGTCCTGCTCCGCGAGGTAAGTCGAAAGCAGTGCGTACAGTACTTGGTCGTGGTACTCCTGCGATTTGAGCATGTCGTCACTGGGTGGGATGAAGAGCCAGCAGTACTGTTCAACTGTGTACACACCAAACTTTGGGTCGTTCACCCCTAGTGCGTGCGCCTGGGCCTCTGTCTGACTCGGGAAGTTTCCCCTGAGCATGAACTGCATGTGCTCGTGCTTTTGAGGCATATCTGGACCAATGATGCTGATGGTGGCATACTTTTGGTCTTCTACCACGATGTACGGATTCGCATTCTTCTGCAAGAGAGTGTCTTTGTCGGGGATGAAGGTAGCCATGTTGACTTACGCAAGAGCCTTGTCTTTAATTACACGCTCGGGTGAAATGGCCATCCGAGCTGCTCGCATATTTTTTTCCAGATGCAATCCTGGGCGTAATTCTTCTCCCTCGACTTCAGGAGTGGGAAGTAGTCGCAGAGGCGCTCCTGTCCTATGATTAGGCACATCTTGTGTAGGGTGTAACTGTAGCTCAGGAAATTTTTTCGCTCGGGGGGGCAATGTTTTTCGAAGGGCGCCTGGATCACTTGGAACATTTCTATGAACGTACACTCGAGCTCCGACGACAGCTTCAGGGCGCTGGTTCCAGTTATTAGGACAATGATGGAGTTTACGTGGTCGTAGAACTTGTTCATATGCAGCTTCTTCAGGTACCCGCGAACCCTCCGTGGGGTGATCTCGTCTGGGTCTGTGATTCTTTCTTTCTTGATTTCTTTTTTCATGAGCTCGATGACGTCTTGCGGAATGTCCGTAGTCTCCTTGGCTTGTATCTGGCAGAGGTACTCTTTGAGGTGAGTCATTCTTTTGTAGGCAAAGGGAGACAATATCTGGATGTCGTCCCTGAACTCTCCGGTGAGGGCGTTGTCTTGGAAGTCTATCGTCCTGCCGCACTCCGCACAGACAAGTTCGGCCGCCTTCTGCTCGTAATGCATCTCGTTATCGCAGTCGGGACACCTGCCGGACTCGCTTGTTGGCTCCACACCTGCGTGGCGGTAGTCGTAGACGCTGTGACATTTCTCCATGTACTTAGTGTAGGTCTCTCCCTTATTGACAGAGCCCGTCCTTTCTAGGAACTTGCCAATACCGTTCGAGGCGGTCTGGGCGCCGGGCAGGTCTTCGCCGCCACTCCCCCTCGGACAAAGGTACGGCGAAGCTTTCAGCAAGTATTCCACCTCGCTGCTATTGGTGCGGAGAACGGCGAGCTCTTGCCGAAGCGCCTGTGCCTTTGTCTTCAGATCCCCGATTTGGGCCTGATCCTTCGACACGGAGGCTAGTTCCTCGGCTCTCCGAAGTAGGATTTCCTTCTCCCTAATAGATTCCCGGACGGGTGCGAATTCTTCCATCTTCAGGGTGTGCCTCTCGAGGATCGTAGACCGCCCATCCTTGTGGTGAAGAACCTTCTTTAACCGGTGAATGTTCATTCGGTAGTATATATATATTATATACTAATAATAAACTCTTTAATATGGATACACTGAAATGGGTGCAGAACCTCAAAAAAGACGTATCAAGTCCGCTTTTGCAGGTATTTTTCCATCAGGCCAATTACCGTTTCCTGGACCAGCAGGTCGTGGCGCGGGTCAGTCAAAAGGCTAAGATGACCGTGGCTAGCCAGGCCCAAGCGGCGATGCTGGGTGTAATGGTTAGGGTGTACGACAATTTCATCCAGAGCAACGACCTCAGACGGGATCTCGAGAATATCAATGCGCGCTTTGTCACCCTGGCTACGGAGCACATCCTTCTGGGTCTAAAGGATTACAAGCACTACTACCACGCGGCCTCCACGCTGGCCGTTCCTATCGGCAACCCTATCAACGCCAGTAGCAAGGGCAGCATAGTGTTAAGGAATACCCCCAACACACTCCATTAAGACAATGGAGTATTCTCAACCAGTGTCTACGCCGCTTGGCAGACAGAGCAGGATAACGCTCAATTCGGGCCCACTCGAGCTCCAGACGCCAGCCCTGGTTCTCTTAGATGTGAACGATAAGGAGCTGTTTGTGTGCCCTTCCAGCCTCCCGGAGTCGCTGGCAGCTTTCTTCAGAACGGTGCACGAGCACAATCAGGATTGGTATCAGGATCAGAACCCCAAAAGGAGCCACAAGTCCATGGACATCGGCGCCGAGAAGTGCGTATTCAAGATTAAAGGATACACGCGGTGGTATTGTTCGGCCGCCGGTGAATCGCGCATCTGGGCCGCGGAAAACGCTCGCCCGGGTCAGCGGGTCATACTGAAGGTGCACGCCCCGTTTGTGTGGCTCACCCGAAACCAATACGGCTCTGCGTGGTGCGTGAACGAAGTTTGCGTCTTGGATGGATGATTATAATCAAGTCTACTACCAAAACCAGATCATGACTAGTATTACCAGAAACTTTTCCACTTTCGAGGAGAGCTCCGAGGCCTTCGCTTCGGGTGCCCCCAAAGACGGCAAGGGGAAGAAGATCCTGCCGGTGTCATTGGGCACCGAGTTTCAGACCCCAAGACTGTGCTTTGTAGAGGACGTCGATCTCAGCGACACGTCTGTCCGTAACTCCTACCTCAAGGTTGTAAGCGACCGCAAAGGGGAGGCCTTCAAATCGTGGATGGCCAGCTTTGACGACTGGGTAGTACAGCAGCTCGAGGCCGTTTCGGTCGACATCTGGGGAAAGACGGTATCGGACGAAGCCATCCGGGAACTTTACAAGCCGAGTATTTCACCCAAGAACAATATGAAATTGTACTGGCCGCGGTGCAAAACGGGCGATATCAAAGTTCGCGTGGTTGGTAAAGACAACGCTGAAATTGACGTTCCCGAGGTGATGGCACAAGGCTCCCGCATCGTCTCTATCGTGCGCTGCCGTCAGATCAATGTATACAAGTCCCAAGCATGGCCACAATGGGAGGTCAGAACCTTCACAGTCAAGGCTGCCAAGATCGTCCAGCAGCCCCAGTGCATCATCGACGAGTCCGATTCGGATTCCGAGTCCGAGTCCGAGTATTGCGATGACATGTAAACAAGCCAAGGATAGTTTTGTTCTGAGAATTAAAATATTTCCTACGTCTAAAAGTACAACATGAAGCTTACCAACCGTAACCTCATTATCATAGCAGCCTTGGTTGCATTTTTTACGATGTGCTTGTGCTCTTCCGGGTCGCCGACGAAGATCCTGTCGAAGAAGCCTTTCCGCAAGATCGCCCAGATCGCCGAAGAGAAGATCACCACGGCCATCAAAAACCCGATGGGCTCACTCCCCGACGTACCCCGGATTATGCAGACCGGCCCAAGCACTCTGTCCGGCCTTGAGCCATTCGGTCAGGAGGCGACCGTCCCCCCCAGAACGATGAACCAGCAGAGCGCCGGATGCCCAAGCTTTTCGGAGATGGTGGTAGAGAGCCGCAAGAACACGCCACTGCGCACCGACGACAGAGCAATGTCGGGCTTCATGGGCACCGACGACCCGTTCCACCCAGTGGGCGGCGGTGACGTGCAGCGCCACGACTGGGAGAAGAACTTCGAGAACTCCGTTGCCGGTGGCGATGCTCAGTTCCTCGCCAGTCTTCTGCCCAAGGGTGATCCGTCCAGGAACACTGTAATGAGCCCTCCTAACGCCACTGCCAAGTCCGACCTCCGCGCCGACGAGCCCATTAAGTACGACCCCAACGGTCAGCTGATGCTGCTGTCGAACCTCACCAAGCTCCAGACACCGCAGGGTTTGTAAACGGAAACTGCAATAATTAAACGTCTTAAAGACTGAGGCCCTAATATAGTAACGAGAATTACAACACTATCAAATATGGATTCCGATCCCGATTTGATGCCAGCTGTTATTGAGTTAGTGAATATTTTCAAGGACCTTCCGCGCGGTCTCTCCGACCAGATTGAGATCGAGATCCGCCTGGGGTTTATAGAGGACGAGGAGATCCGCAAAGGCCACTTCGATCCCGACGTTTCTGAGGTGAATTTCAAGAAGGTTAGGGACAGCCTCCGATCCTTCGCAGACTGGGATGCTCACACCAAGCAGGTGTCGACTGATTACTATCAAGGCAATACTCGGTTAACTGTAAATAAGGATGCAAGTCGCACGTGTATGCAAAAAGTGAAGCTCACCGACTACGATTTCATTTACGACGGCTGCCCGTTCGACGTCAGGATATCGGTGAGCCAGGAGATCCCGATAGACCCCGAGACGTTCGATGAAGATGCCGGGTGCAAAATCACGCGGCAGAAGACGCGCGAGACGTTCTGTGTAGATGCATGGAAGTTTGATTTGACTGAAGTGGTCACGGAAAAGGACGACCTCGGGAGTAAGAGTTTCGAAGTCGAGCTCGAGCTGGACGACTTCTGGGCGGCCGCTGCGAAGAACAACTACAACCTGGGGTGGCTTGCCCACAGCACCCTTCTGAAAGTCCGGCAGTTGGTTTTCATGTGCGAGAAGCCTGAGTCCGATCCCCTCATGATTCTCAACAACATCCACTACCGCAACAACATTGTTATAGCACCTTTGGCGCCAAGCAGTACTGGAGCTTCCCGAGATTCCCAACGTAGTAGACCAAAATGAGCGGGTAGTTGTTCATTAGATACAACTCCACCACATTGCTCAAGTTGGTGGACTTGGTAAACAAATTTAGATACTTCACGGAGTACACCCCCTCGACCACCTCATTGCCCTTCGAGATCACCATGCTCTCCTCGTTTTGGTTGACGCGCACGTGCTGCTTCGCAAAGTCGCCGTCCGAGATCAGCTCGAGGCCGGTCGGGCCGCTACGGATAGTGATGACTTCGCTGAAGATACTAAGGTCTCTGCAATACTTCTGGAAGTCGAGACTGGGCATATTTATCTGACTGTCGAACTCCACATCGGGGATGGAGTAAATGTCTTCGTTGATGTCGAGCAACTTGAGGACGCTCGTGGTGTCGGTATTCTTGCTGGTGTTCTCGAACAGGATCACAAGCTCGTAGGGCTTGTTCTTAAAGATAGTAAATTTGACGGTGTCGTGCGTCCCTATGGTCTTGATGAGCTTGAACAAACTGAGCATGTTCACGCCCGCGATGACGTTCTCTTGGTTGCATTCAAAATGCTCGAATTTATGACTTTCCAGCTTGATGTGCACACAGGCACACTTGTTTCCGTCCATCGCCGTGATCTTCATCCCGCTCTTGTCAAACCTCATGTTGACATCATTCAGGATCTCTTTCATCGACTCGAACAACCCTTTGATGGTTGTTCCTTGGACTGTGTGGAAAGAGACAAGGACTTCATTCTGATCTGAGGTGCAGTCCATGTTGTTGCGTTACGTTAATAGTATATACTATCAGCGTAGTCCTTTATTCTTAAATTGGTACGCAATCGTCGCTCTCGACATCTTCCAACCAACCGTCCCTCAGGAGAATCTCGATGCTCTGGGATTTGCTGATCCACGGCAGTATGTCGCGCGTCGTTATCCGCTTCCTAGTATGGTAAGAGTGGTTATACTTGCTTAGAACCGGCAGAACGTCTATGTCGCCCGGGTGAAGAGATGCCATGACAATGGGCGCCCGGCCGTCGTTAAGTTGAATGCTGGCCGGCGTGTCCTCCTCGGTGAGGATGATAGTATCGCGGCCTTCGAGGCCAAACCGGGAAGTCCCCAGACGGTACACGTCCCCTAGGTCGCCAGGCTTCCCCGCGGTTGGCCTGTTCTTGTTCCGCCGGTACCACCAGCGGAATATGGCATTCTTCTTGTGGTAAACTAGCCCAAAGACCAGTGCTGTAACCAGTGCTGCAACCTGTGTCATGATAATGAAACCACTTAAGGGCTTGTTCTTAAACCAACGACAAACCACAGTGATGCTTCGCAGAAGGGGACGGAGAAAGAAGAGCGACATAGTCACCTTCTCTATTTCGGAGGTCAATGAAAAAACTGTATCGTTTGACGGCGATGCGGAACGGAAAACCAAGCAGTCCTTGGACGGGAAGTCTATTAGCTTTGGTGCGCTGGACATTGTGGTTCACGCAGCCAAGGAGCCCACAGACATGGGGTTCATCAAGCCCCCGTACACCCTCCGCAAGACTGCCAAGGAGGAGTTCAAGACCGGCCCGGAGAATATTGTGGCTCTCGCGGGTTCCATTGATGTGACCCAAACCGACGGCGTGCTTCCCGAACTCGCACGCAGCAAAAGGAAGTCGTCTCGGCGCCAGGTTAACTTGACGTCGCCGAACGTGCAGGTTCACGGGCAGCCGGTACAAACTTGCTCTGACGCCGCGTGTTGGTGGTGCTGCCACAAGTTTGACGGTCGCCCTGCGTTCCTCCCGTCGGTCTACAGTGAGGAGCATGACTCCTTCAAGGTCTACGGCAACTTTTGCAGTTGGAACTGCGCCAAGAGCTACAACTACTCGAGCAAGGGTGCAAAATGGTCGTACCGCAGTATGCTGCTCAAGTTCATGGTTACTAAGCTGCAGAACAAGTGCATTTGCATTAGACCAGCACCCCCGCGGGATCAGCTCAGGTTTTTCGGTGGTGAAATGTCCATAGACGATTTCAGGGACGGAAACGATAAAAACTTTTCAACGAATTCATCTGGCCTGGTGAAGATGGTCAGTTCATTCGAAGAGAAGGCTTTACAAAACTCGCGCCGAGCTCAGTACATTAACTGAGCTCACACTATGTTTTCCATTACGAGAGCCACGAAAATGGACAGCAGCACGTAGTGGAGGATGTTCTCCAGGCGCCGCCGAGATGACAATGCGTTTGCAGTTACGTTGGGACCCCCACCGCCACTTACGAAGGTTTCAATCTGCCGCTCCAGGAGCTGTATCTTTTCTAGAATCGGGGAATTATCAGGCTGCTGGTTATTCCCGGAAAACACGTTTCCGTAGGGGTCGTTCGGGTTAAACTGTTGTGAATTACAGGGAGGGGCGGTGTAGCTAGCCCGCGACTCAGAAAATCCGGACCCAAAGGCTTCCTTCACGCTACAATATACCATTGTTGTTTTACCTTTGACAGACATTATTATTTAGTGAATTAAACACCAACCGTGTTTACTTCTTCTTCTTCTTGTCGTGAACGGAAACCAGGCGGATGTCCTCGTCGGAATCGGTAGAATACTCGGACTCCGTATCGTCGTCCGGGTCGTCTGGGATGCTGGGAGGAGGGATACCAGAGCCCGGACTCCTGCGGGGAGCCGCGGCGGACTTCAGCTGGTCTGGCCGAATTGAGCTCATCACGTTTTTCATCACCGACTCTAGCATGTCCGGGTTCTGCTGACCCAGAGAATTCAGTATGCCCACTGGGTCCTGCATGATGGTCTTGGACAAATGGAACATGAATCCGCTTCCAACGAGGGCGGTGAAAAGCTCGACCTCTGGTGCGACCTCGACACTCTTGCCGTACTTATCCACAAGCCTGGCGAGGCAGCTGTCGTAGTCGTTGATGTTCTCCATCACCGATTCGCTCCAGCCCTCCAGCTTTGCTTGGATGGGATCGAACTTGCGGTTGGCGAATTCCAAGCCCGTCACGGCCGCCATGAGAATCTTCCGTGCAAACTTCAGCCCCGCCTCCTTGTTCAGCACCGCTGTGATGCGATCGAACTCGAACTGCAGGTCCGACAACTTAGACTTGATATGGTACTTTTTGGTGAGGACCACGCCACGCCTCTCGAGCTGCTGGAGTTTGCTGAGCAGCTCGTACTTTTTCTGCTTCCGCTGGAGGCGTGAGCTGTCGAGTTCCATCTCCGAGGCGACTGAGCTCAATACGGAAGCACTGTCGTCACTGAAGCCACCGGAGGACTGGGAACTGGCATCGCTCTCTTCCTCGAATGCAGCTTCCGTGACGGTGGAATCAACCTTCTGTGTATTGACAAAATCTTCCATGTCGGTGGTCTGGAATTCCACCTTCCTAGAGGGCGTTGCCAACGAAATCCTTGATCTTCCCCTCTCTGAGCCCGATTCCGAGTCTGAGTCGCCCCGCATAATCTGTATGCTGTTTCCGATGCTTGCGCCCAGCTTCATTTTCTTCTCTCCGCCCGAACCGGCACGATTTACTCGAATGTTCATTGCGGTGTCTTTACTCTGGTCATTGATATTATTACTTTGACCGAAACGCAAATCCTTGGTTACGTGATGCATCAGCCCATGGTACTGACTTTTCTCCATCTTTACCGTGGTAAACGGCTTCACTTTAAGCTCTGTATATACGCGACACCTTGAAGGTAGCTGTCCGCTAGGTCGTCTTTCTTCTTGTGACTGGCATAGAACTGCGCGAGTGTCTCCGAGTGCGCGATTCGGGCGGCGCATTCTTCCACAGCCATCTTCTTGTGCATGCGGTAGCGCTTGCTCTTGGGGATGGGGCCCGGTGGCAGTCGACTGGCGCAGAGCTGAATCTTGTGCTTGGGACTGAAGAACAGCAGCTTAGATACGCCGTCGGAGTCGAGCTGGCCTCTTATAAGGAAGTAGGTGTACAGCGCCGATGCCACATTGCGCATTTTGGGATTGAAGCTTGGCTGCTTCTCTATCACTACGTCCGTGATGCCCTCCAGGATTATCTCAGTGTCCAGCTGCTCAAACAGATCCTTGAGCCCGTTGGTTTCTAGGACATTCCAGTATTCTATATCGGGAGCGCCGACGCCCTCTTCAAGGACACATACCGCCAAATTTTTCGTACCTACATCAATACTAAGCACCTTCATCATCAAATGCACTATAACCCCCACTTCTTCTTAAGTCTCTTAGTCTCATCTTTCGATTTCTGCACGTCGTCCTTCAGCTTGCTCGAGTCTTGTTTCTGCCGCTGCTTTTCCGCCTCCTCGAGGCCGGCTTGCGACCAGTTGAGGTACAGCATGTTTGTGTCAAGCAGTTTGACGAAAAAGGCGTCTCTCTTGAATTTCCTGAACAACTTACGCGTTATGCTTTCGGGGTCAAAGATAGGCATGCCCGTAACGTACGCCTGAACGACGTAGATGCACTCATTCTGCCCCAAGTTGTCACGGCAGGAAATGCGGCGTTGGCACTGCTCGTAGAAGTGGTCGAAGGTTTTGTCCTGTCGGTGAGACTGTCTCTCACGCTTGTACACGATGTTCATCAGAAACGGGTCTCCTGTTTTCTTGGAACTCGGCATTTAACATTATCAAGTATTTTATTGCCGCGGAGACTTCCGTAAAAATCAGAGAATTAATATATTGGTTGGGAGTAATAAACAACTATGCACTTCTCCAAGATGATCTCCAGCCCCCAGTTCGTGGCTTTTGTCACATTTTTCGTCCTCTTTGTCGTGTTCTCCCCGGGCATGTTCGTGACAGTTGACGAGCTCAGCGATCTCGTTGCCGGCCGCCGCGCCGTGGACGTGAACGTGATGAACCTCCCCCAGGCTGCCATGGCGATCATGACCGGCAAGAAGCCGTCCGGCCCCAACAGCGAGGAGATGACCAACGCCATGACCGTTATCATGCACGGCATCCTCGGTGGCCTTATCGCGTCCGCCGTCTTCAGCATCAAGCCCAAGTCGTGGGCGAAGCGGTACCTCTAAGCGATGAGTAAGCACTGAAGTGCTAAGACACGTACTTGCTCGTAATGATTACGAGAAACTACTTCTCTTGCGCTGGCGTTCCCGGCCCTTTTTTATAAATTGTTTTCACTTTTCCATGGCCGCCATATGTCGGCAGTAGCTAGTTGCCACTGAACTTCATTGTATCTGACTTTTTACTTTGTCTGGTTCTGCGTAGTCTATATTCTGTCCTTCGCCAGTATCACTTTGAGCGTGGTCAACGGAAGGAGCCGAGTGCGTCTAGATTCATCTCCATCGCTTTTCGCGGGCCTTATGCGGATGTGGCCCACAGGGTTCTCGACGAACCGGTGCATCCAACTCGGGATGGGCCTGGCTTTCCAAAGATGGCCCTCTTTGACGGTCGAGACATAGCTCGGGAGATGCCGACCCGGAGACTTTTGGACAGCCCCCTGCGAACCGGGCACACGTTTCAGCTGTTGGAGCGGGACATCGAGCTTGTACTGGCGCTTCATTTGGTAGAGCGCGCGCTTCAACCGTTGGCGTGGGACGTCGAGATCGTGCCTGAGCTTTCCGCGGCCCTCCTCATCTAGCCCGAGGAGTACGGCCTCGTACTCGTCCATGTGCGAAGGCTCCTTCGTGAAGGAGAACGCCTTGAGCGCCATAAGCGCCTTGGTCAGGGTTGGGCTGTCCGCGGCAGTGCAATAATCTTGTCCCGCCTCACGCTGACTGGGTCCAACGGTTGTGTCGATGTATCGCTCCATTATGGCGTCGCGCTGCATTGCTTCCTCCATCCATACAGCGGTCTTCCATTGCGGGCAGTCGTGCATCGGTGTCTTCCAAGTCGCCGTGTAGACCAACGCGATTTCCTCTGGCGTGGCTTTGGCGACAGGGACTGCCACCGGCGCCTCGGTTTGGGGCGGTAGTACGTACGGCTTACCCCGCGGCTGGAAAACCGTTTGCATAGGCCTGTGCTTCCAGCACCGCTTGCAGTAGTAGTTGCGCCTCCTGACGGGGGAGCCCTTGTCGATTGGGGTGATAAACTCCTGCCTCGGGTTCTGCTCGGTGACCAGATTGGGAATCATATAGCCTCGCCGCCACTCGTGAATGTGCCCATCAATTGGGTCATATATCGGTGCTACAAGCTGCCTTCCTTCCGCGGCATCGAGCCACGAGTCTTTTTTCAACATTGTAAATTGTGTGTTTGTTTTATGCGCTTCTCTTTTATTAAGTATCGCTTATCTTCTTAAGGGTGTTTGAAAAGTGACTTTCGGGTATTCAATTTAAAGTGTCGCACGTACTTCAAAACACATCCCCGACACTCAATCCTATTTACAATGGGAAGCGACGACGACACCTTTTTCAAGGACTGGAGGGAGGAAACGAAACAGGAGGAATACAGTATATACAATGACTACTGGCGCGAGCACTTTTTGGCCAACGGTCGGCTTCTTAGCCCTAGGGTCGACGCATCGTACCAACAGGCCCTAAACATGCTGAAGCCGGCTCCGTTCTACGTGCCCAAAGAGGGCGTGATGGATCTCCTGTGGCTCAATGGTCGCCCCCCCGAACCCGCCCCAGAAATCGTGCCCAAGGTCGACATCGATAAATGGGCCGAGCTGTTTGACTGTGACGCCGACGCGACTGCTAACACCTTCCCCGCAGACCCACCCACGCGCAGCCTGCGATCAATAGTCGGGCTACCGGAGACGGCATCAGACCGGGAACTGGATGCCGCAAAACGCCGGATGGTCATGCGGCTGTACGCCAAACGAAGGAGGGAATCAGAGCTCAACGCAGACGACACTGAGACCCTCCGGCTTCTCACCGATGCGGGGGAAACCTAATTTAGATTAAATATCATACTGAGGTATGTAATGCAATCCAAATCCAAAACAATGGAATCGTCTATCGACCACTTCTGCGAAAGCCACAATGTCCCGCACGAGCGCCTCATCCAAATGCTCAACAGCTGCCTGACGCACATCGGCCAGAACCTGCTCTTCGAGGTGGCGCAGAATAAGAAGGACGCGAGTACCCAGACGGAAGGCACTCTGGAGCTCCCCGTGGTCAGTGTGAACGAGCTGAAGGCCACCGCCAAGAAGCTGGGCCTCAGTGGGTACTCGAAGATGAACAAACGCTCTCTTCTACAGCTCATCGAGAAAGGGGCTTAAGGTAGTGACAGTTCCAGCTACCAACACATATGAACTCGTATATCACCAATGCACTTACAAAGGAGGCCTATCCCCACCGCGAGGGGTCTCTGAAGGAGCGTGACTTCCTGCGGGTGATAAGCATCGATGGTGAAAAGCTGTACTTCGAAAACATTAAGGAATATCAGGCCTGGTGCGTGAAGAGGCAGGATGAGCAAGAAAAGGAACACAAGAACGCAGTGTCAGTTTAGTTACGTTAGCCACAAAAGGAGGTGGCCCTGTTTATGATAGTGCCGATATGCCCGTGCACCGGGAAGCAACGCTCTTCGGGATGATCGGGCACCCTGAGACCCTCGTACATGTTGAGAACCTCCGCTTTGATCGTCTCCAGGGCTTTTTGAACCTGGGTAAAGCTCTCCGGTTTAGTCGTGGTCCTAGCGATAATACGTATGTATAAATAAAGCACGAATATAATTACCAGACGGTTGTCCATTTACCATTGCGCAACACTTTTTTCCTGACAAATGTGTTCAGCTACTGCGAGATTTATCTCGTGTTAGCTTAAGACATGATGACCAGCCCTCATCAATTTTGGTTTGACTTTGAGTTGACGATGGAGTTCTTGCTCAACGACGTTGTCAAGCCCCTAGACCAGCTCCAGGAGAACAGGGCTAGTCTCGTACGTCTCAAGCAGAACATCTCCGAGTATCACACAACGTCCACGAAGAACAATCCTTGGAACAGGGCGCTGGTTCTGCTGCACCCATGGACGTACGTGTACGCGAAGGGGCCGAAGCGGGTGAGCAGGGCCTTCTACAAGCTTGCTGAAATGCTCGAAAGATTCGAAATCCCACCACAGAAAACCGCCCTGTGCCTTTGCGAAGCTCCAGGAGGCTTCGTTGAGTGTCTGCGGCACTTCTACCCAGATATAGCGTGGCGAGCGTTGTCCCTTCCTGGGGGTATAACTTTCTCTAAGAAGCTCCCCCAGTCGTCGGTATCGTACGGCGATATACTGAAAGACCCCGTTATAACCAAGCCGGTAGGGTTGGTCACAGCAGACGGGGGTATGGATTGCTCAGAGGATTATGCTGAGCAGGAAACCCTCAATTACCCCATCATAAAGGCGCAGATAGATGTAGCCCGGCGGTCACTGACGCCAGGCGGCACGTTCATTATAAAAGTCTTTGACATATATACCTATGAAACCTTCCAGGTTCTTATATGGCTATGTAGTCTGTTCGAAACTGTGAATGTATGCAAACCTCCTACAAGCCGTTCCACCAACTCCGAAAAGTACCTTGTGTGCAGAAACTTCAAAGGTGTCGACCTCGCGTTGGCCGACGTGCCCTGGGAACAGCAAGGTATTCCCGAGATATTCAACAATATGATTGGGCATACGACCCTCCTCCAGATCGAATCTATCAACAAAGTGATATCCCAAATCAAGTTCCCTCAGGAAATTGATTTCAGTCGGCAGCAGCTAAGCCACTTTCTTGAGTACAGGCGATCGTACTCGTACTAATTAGGCCTTTTCAGCCTTGGCATCCTTCCACTGCACCGCAATCTTGGACATTATCTCCGGGGCCTTGGCGTCAGGGTGCTTCTCCTTCATCGCCGCGAAATTCTCCTTGACGTACAAGGCGTATGCCCCGGGTGCGCGCTTGGTTTTTGGAGCCTTTTTCGCGGGCGCTTTTTTCTTCTCTAGCTCGAGCTCGTCTACGCGCTTGGACAACTTGATAACCGTCTCCTCAAGCTCCTCCTTGGATTGCGATCGCAGTGTTGAGGTCTTAGCTTTTGTCATATTACCTAGAGCCCACTTTATATTGAGCCACTTTGAACGAAATCATCCTTGCATAGTGTAGAAGACCTTGATCTTGTTCTTCTCGCACATACGAGAGCAGCGTTTACACGGGCAGGATAGAGCCGGCACTTCACTTGACTTCGAGAACCTCACTACATACAAAACGGCTCCGTGAGCCAGTGGTCCCGCCTTCGAGATCGCCTCCTCCTCTGCGTGAATACTGGCAGCGAGGCGCCCGTCCAAGCGGCAGAACTGAAAGAACGTCGGGGGCTCGTCTTCCTGGCTCCTCCTGCAGTATTTCCTGAATCTCTTCTTCAATTTGGCCTCGGAGCTTGCATCCGTATCCTTTGTCGTTGTCATTGCCTTCGTCCTATATCGGTTGTGTCCCGTCGAAATGACCTTGTTGTTCCTCACCAACACGGCTCCATGCTGTTTGTCCATGTGGCTCTTCTTTGCCTCGTTGGCGGCCGCATCTATGAACCTGCGCATCATAAACACTGCGTTGCTTGATATGTGTCATTGCTCAAACTATAATACATTGAATACAATTAAAAACTCATCCCAAATGGTATGATATGAACTTTCTAGACCAGTTCCACTTCAGGTTTCTGGCCCTCATTCTGTGTCTTATAGAGATCCGCAAACACAACGAGCGGCTGTCGGCGGTTCACCGCGAATTATTGTACCCACTATACTGCCTCCGGACTAGCGACAGATGCTCAGCTGCGAGACTGCGGCATTGAGCCTCTGTGCTTCGAACTCTTCCTGTGTGACATTCACGCCGTGAATCCAGTACTGTGCCGGCACGAGAGAGTACGCGCCTGGAAACATCACCGCGGGTCCATCGGGGTTGTGCAGTTTTCCAGATTCGTACCACCACCTGCGCCCGTCCGAGTACTCCTCCGCGGGACCGCCGACGCGGTGCTTCAAGCCGCATAGGTACCAGCAGTGCTCCCAGCGACCGTCTCCAAAATCTGTCTTCAGGGCGGGCCCCTTGGCGTTGTGAAGGTCGCCATTCTTGTTGTGGAATTTGGTGATCTCCCACGAGTACACCTTTTTTACCGTCTTTGTCATGTTCACAAACAGCGCTCTTCGGTCTCTCTTATTCTTAGAATGGAGAAGAGCTATGTTTTTAATCCCGGTTGATACTTACCACGAAGCACAGCTGATTGACACTTGCTCCGCTCCCGCGTCCTGGAGAGCTGTCTGGACGGCTTTGGGGCTGTGTTGATTGCCGTCGAGGATCCACGAGCAGTGTGCCGGGTTCCAAGAACCCCCCAAGCTTTTGATGGTGTCCTTTATGTCGAAAGTGTTGCCCGTGAGCGACAAGCTGCCGTCGTCGATTTTGCCTATGACGATACCGCGAGTCTTAGGGGCACGGGCACGGGTACGGTTGGTGGGAGTGTTCGCCGGCGTCGGCGTGGGGGCTTGGGAGGGCCTTGCCATGGCCTCCGCGAGTTGGGCGCTGAGCCGTATGTTTTGGTCGATGAGCTGCTGCTGCATTTCCATGAGCGGCGCCATTTTCCTATCGATGAGTTTTTCGAGATCGTCGTTCATTGCGCTGTCCTTTCTTTGCTATGCTTCTTTCTTGCGGCTTTTCTTTATGTCCATTATCGCTGCAGTGGCTCCGAAAAAACATTTTGGACGTGTCGACTTTCATCGTGTCGCAGATCAGAGTTTCCACGTCACGGTGGTGGTCATTGTTCTCGAACCAGATTTCAACATTGTACATGGGCCTGTTCTTCTCCGGGTGAGACGAGTCCACAACGCGACAGCCCGTTATGTTGATAGACGGGTCGAAATTGTTCCCAATGGCGAGAAAGGCGCATCCTTTCCAGGCTTGATCGACCTCTTCGAGACTGCTGAACTTGCGGATCCGCCACTCGCCCCCTGATATGTTTTTCGGGTCCTCCCAGCACGGCTGGATTCCCTTTTTGAAGCACGAAAACCCCACCACGTCCCTGCCGCCCAGTTTCAAGCGTTGGTCCGGTTTGGTATAAAAGAATTGACTCGGCCAGGGCATGTTGGTCACGTAGCTGAAGAAGCCCTCCACCGTGCTGAACTCACCGATTCGCGCCAGATTGTTGCTGTACGAGCTCTCGTCCGACCCGGTGCGGTGCTCCCATAGCACCCATTCGTCTTCGAGGGGGTGCACATCCATTTGCTGCTTTTATTCCACGCACTTGATGGAATGTATTTACAATGATATATTCACACAACTTTAATCGTTCATCACCGCCTATAAATATATGGGATTATCTCAAATGAAGATCGAAGTAATCAAAATCCAGGACCTGCCTCGCTTTAGCCCCCAGGATAATCTCACGTACGTCTTTCTGGAAGGAGATGACCTCGAAGATCTCACCGACCCGAGTGGCGGATGCTACCCCGAAGGAAGCGCAATGTGCGGGAGTGGATATCGCATCCGCAGCGACAAGTTCATACCCGTTGACAGCGGCGGATGGGTCGAGCTCGTCGATCTCAAGGCGGGTGTGATGGTTTCTGGGAAATTACTAAACAAAACGATCTGCCGCATTCCAAAGGGCATCGACCCAAGCGTGTGGGTGTCGGCCTGGCTGCGACACAAGTGTATCGGTGTCTATCGCGCCGCGGGCACACACGCACAAGGGACGCTCCCCCCAAGGCCCCCAACGACACTGCTCGAGCAATTCAGAACGTGCCTCGTGCAGCTCGGGTACAATCCAAAAATGTCAATCCTTACGCCAACGTTCAACAGGCACTCCTTCTTGCCGCGCCTCATGGAGTGTGTGCGGGCGCAGGAGACGAAAGCGCGCTACGAGTGGTGCATCCTCGACGACAGTCCAGAACCACTGTCACCCGACCTCTTGCGGACGCTCCGAGAGCGCTCGGGGGTGTCGACGTACTACGTGTGGCTTCCGGCCAAGATCCCCATCGGGAACAAGAGAAACATCCTCTCGAGCATGGCTGCTGGGGGAGCATGTGTCAATTTCGACGACGACGATTTTCACCACCCAGAGCGCATCAAGCACAGCCTCTTCCGGATGGACCAGAAAAAGGCCCAGCTTGTGGGCTCCAGTCGCTGCTTGCTGTACCTGAAGGGTGTGATTTACCAGCTCCGGGGGTTCGGCCCGAATCACAGCACGGGGGGGCTCATGGCGTTCACTAGGGAGTACGCGCGGTCTCACACCTTCGGCGAGGACATTCCCAATGCGGAAGAATCCGAGTTCACTAACACATTTCAGAACCCAATGTCCCAGCTCGATCCCAACAAAGTTATCCTCATAATGAGCCACAGTCGCAACACGTACGACAAGACTTCGTACGTCGCCCGCAGCCTAGGGAAGACGCTGGACGCCACCAAGTTGCGCATCGCCAATTACACCGGGAACAAGAAACTCAGGCGATTGTTCGAAGACGCTTTCCGTGCTGAAGATCCCGCAGCCAAAGGAAAGCCTTAGGAACGTCGGATTCGAACACCTTGACCGGCTTGTCTTGTTCCACAAGCCTGAGGAGGGTTTTGAACACCCGCGAGAGCCTAGTATCCCGAAAGACTATAGCAGTCGCCGTGACCGTCTTACTGATCAAAGGTGCTAGGCCCTTCATGTACCTCTCAATGTAGGCGATTCTAGAGCCTTTGGTGATGCAGAAGGGCAGCCTTTGGAGATCCCAGCACCACTTCACTTGAACGCTCTGGCTCCCGTACGTCGTCAGAGTTGCCGAGATGACACCCAACGCCTGTCTCAGTCGGTCATCTGATACATCCGTGCCGACGTCTTTCACCGAACACAACAACGTCTCGGTATCCGCCAAGTAGGTAATCTCAAGGAGTTCGGTTTGCGCTATTTCCATTTACATAGCTGTAATTTTAAAATCAAGATAATCGTACGTAATCCATTTAAAGAGCAGCAGCATTATGTATTCAACAAAGCACTGCCTACCAAAACATGTCTTCCACTCCCACTACTACCCCTCCCGCCACCGAGCCCGTCGTCGCTACCGATGAGGCATTGACGCCCAACTTGTTCGAGACTCGCATCGACCGGTTGATCGAGAACATCACGAACCTCGCCGCTACGCTCAAGACGTGGCAGAAGGACGCCAAGGAGATGAAGAAGGACTACATCAAGGAGAAGAAGATCCTGATGAAGAACTCGAAGAAGAAGACGCCTCAGAGCCCAGATGCCAAGAAGAACAGTGGTTTCTCTAAGCCCGTCGCTCTGTCCGATCACTTGAAGACTTTCCTCAAGCTTGAGTCTGACACGATGCTGTCCCGCACGGACATCACGAAACTGGTTACCGCATACATCCGCGAGAACGACCTCCTCAAAACGGACAACAAGCGCGTTATCGACGTGTGGGCAAACACCCCGGCGGCGAAGGATATCAAAAACCTTCTCTCCCCGAAGGCTGGTGACGAGATCACCTGGTTCAATCTGCAGACTTACCTCAAGTCGCACTACCCCAAAGCCACGGAGGTGCCGGAGAACCAGCCCGCTCCCGTAGCCAAGGTGGTATCGGCGGCAGAGCCAGTGCAGGTCACCAAGTCTCCGGCGGTGAAGCGAGTGCGCACGGCACGTGTACGCGCGGCTGCCCACTAAACCCGGTTTAAGTAGAAGACCGTTATCTGAGACAAGCAATTCCCTCATTTAAGTTAAAGCATGTTGCTCTTCGCAACAAAAATCTCCAATTTGGTATCGCATCTTGAATGCGTAGTGGACGCCCATTCAAGGTTGGCCATATTTATCAAAGATTGGGCTATCCAGTTCAACTGTGTTGTTGATCTGGATGGGGAACCAGCGTCCGTTGTATCGGTAGTGTTTGACGGCACCGCGTCGGTTGACAACGCACGGTGCTGTATCGCAGACGCGAGCATGGTCCTTGTCTTCCTGCGGGCCCTTGTGCCGGGCGTGGTACAGGCGTATCGCCACGACACCAGCTTTGAGCTCGTCTCCGGGGGCTCTAGTTACAGGACCAGGATGGCCGATCATGCCGAGCGGATATGCGAGTTGAGCGAGTACGCACCGCCGCCTTTCCCCGACAAATTCACCGTCTGGGACAAGTCTAGTGTGAGCACTTTCGTGAACCAGCTCAAAGCGTTGAAGTCGTTGACATCGTACTGCGTATTCTCTGAGGGAATAATGTCGGGCTCGGGGGAGGGTGTAATGCAGTTCTATTTCTCCTACGGAGACACAGAACCAGTTACATTTGATATTGATCGATTGCTGTTTTACTTTCAGTCGAATGGCGCGAATGAGGTGCACGTGGCCATTGATGGCGTATTCTTTTCTCGTTCGGGGGACGTCATGTTCTATCTGGCGCCCGTCGTATGATTCAGATGTGCTTACCGAAGATGTAGAAGAACGAGAGCATGTAGACAGCCCACCGGATGGTCTCGAGGAGGAATACACCCACCTCTATGCGTGCGCCGTTGGGCAAATCCAGCGCAAAATCTCGGAGCTTTCGGTCCGGGAAGATGTAGTCAAATACAGGGTCGAGTACCGTCTTGGTTATGTTGCCTATGTACACGTACGTGAAAGCGGACAGGACCGTCGCCATCGTCACAATCTGGTTGCTGACAATATAGTTGCTGAAACTCATTTGTCATGTACCACATATTTTTATTTGTAGACCTTTCCCCGATGAATCACCGACTCCCCGGAGCTGTTCGCGAGAATGTGACTGCACCGGAGGTACACCAAGTCGCCCTCATTGGGAACTAAGACCGAAGCGCCGTCTGTCTCGAGGTACACTGGCTCACGGAAGGAAAACGATACCTTCTCAAAGTAATACCAAACGTGGTCGATGCGGTCATCTGCCTCAACGGGGTATTCGCCCTTCTCCGACAGCGTCTCCTTGAACCCCCCTAGAATTATCTTGTGAGCCTCAAACTCTTTGGGGGTCGCGTGGTACAACCTTTTTCGCTTGTATATGTGTCCCCCAAACCATAGAGAAAGAGCGACTGCGGCGGCAGATCCAGCTACCATCAATGTCTTGTGTGATTTCATGTTTGAGTGCCTAACCGAAATGCGCTTAAACCTATTCAGTCCTGCGAAATGTCGAACCCTTCATCCTCGGTGCTGTCGGAGATATCCACCCCTCCGGTGTCATCTGAGACAGTATCGGAGTCGTCGGCGTCTGAGTCAAAGTCATCCGAGTCGGCGTCTGAGCCGTCATCCGAGTCCTCGTCCTCGTCCTCCCATTGCGGTGTCTCTAGGATCATGGTGGCCTCGCTCTCAAGCGCATTATCCGGCACCTCGAGCGGAGGGAAGAGGGTCGCGAGAACCTGCTTCTGCTCCTCCGTCAGTGTTTCCACCTCGGTCGACGACATCACCTGGAACCGGACATACAGGTCTCCCCTCCCGCCCTCACCATCGGGCATTCCCTCGTTGGCCACCTTCATCATGGGCACGTTCAGAATACACTTGGGCGACACCAGCTCGATGATGCGGCCGTCGATGTGCCTAATCTTCCTCTTGAAATCGAACGTGTCCGACACCGACACGTCACAGTCGAAAATGAGGTCGTCCCCGTCGCGGACGAAAAGGGCGTGTGGATTTTGGACCAACGTGACGTGGACATCCCCCGAAACCCATCCGTCAATGTCCCCCGCCTCGCCTGCGAACTCCACGGTGTGGTCCTCCTGCATCCCCGGCTCGACTTGGACGACCAGCTTCACCTTCTCGAGCTCGTCCACACCACAGGGGCGCTTCAGTCGAAGGGACTTCTGCGCTCCGTCGTAAAAATCCTCGAGCTCGCATGACAGGTCGACGTCGATATCGGGGGTGCGCTTGGGCTTCTTCTTCTTCTTCTTTTTCTTCTTCTTTTTAGTGGCCACGGGTCCCGTTGGAGGAGCCGCGCCCGGCATGTCTTTCATATGCTCGAAAACGCTGCCTGAAACTTTCTTCATTAGCTCCTCAAGGTTCATGCCCTGCATGTCGCTCTTATCGTTCTCCGACATCCCGTTCGCTATTTGTTCTGCCATCTTAAAAATATCCATTGCTTGTTGTTAAAGCGTAGAGGTCTTATCTCTCTAATACAAGTACATTGCCGACTGCGTCGGGTTGGACGCATATGCTATGAGCTGAGTAGTTTTTCTCTAGGTGCAGCAGTGTGAAATGGTCGGTTTTCATGCGGAAGCAGATGTTTTCTGGGATTTTGAGCTTCCAGTGCAGGTGCGCGTGTGTTTTCCACGCCCCCATATTGGTGGAGAGCTGATAATCTTTGATGTTTCGGTCCTTGCAGAACGTATTGACTGAGTTGTACAGGTCAAAAAGCTCTTTCTCGTCAAGGTCGTATGGCGTCTCCACATGCTTTTTGGGCGTTATGATGATGTACGGACGGCGGATGAGATCGAAGTGGAATAGCAGGTGCTCGGTGTTGTAGAACGTGAACCTCTCTACGTATGGCTTTGGTCTACACGTGTAGCATATCCTTCTGTTTTTGCGCACCGGTCTCTTGAAGGTCTCTTGTGGCTGCTGACGGGGCGGCACGGCCATAGAGAGCTGCTCGTCTTTCCGCGCCAGCATACTCTTCTGGTACTCTTTTGTAACGTCCGTCATGTCTGTGATTATTCGGAGAAGCGCTTCTTCTTAAAGTCATTGCCAACGATGTGCTCGTTGACCGTCCAGTGCAATGTTTTGTTAATCACCCTTCTCTTGAATATTGGGTACTCCCATGCATATTTCTGAAGGTTCGTAACGTACGCTTGGCTGAACACTGGTGTGATGGCATGCTTTTTCTCCACCTTCAGAGGCTTGGATTTACTGATGCCGTCGTCGGCGAACTGAACCCGCGCTAGATAGGTCTTGCCGACCTCCAGCTTCTTGTCTTTCAGGTATCGCACTGGACCGACATCCGCCCACACCTTCTCCAAGTAGCCCACGAGCCGGTGCGCCGCTGTCACCGAACCACTCGCCCTGTGCTGCCCGACGAGCGTAACCGGGATCTGCAGCTCAGGCTTCTCCTGCCACACGAGGGCTGTCTTCCCGGAGAGCACCAGCCACTGACCTTTTTGTCGACGGGTCCCCATAAGTTCCATGGGATTGCCAGCGTTGGCGGCCAGCTTGCTTATCTTGACGGACGCTGCCTTGAGGTCCTGCTCCGCACCGACCAGTTGGATGCGGCCCTGGGTCTCCTCGAAGAACCCGACGCCGCTTTCGGAGCGATACTCCTGAGACAGAGTGTAGCGTCTTGCTCGCGTGTCCTGAATGATAAAGATAGCGTTGCCTTCGACGGCCCACTGGATGGGCAGTGCCGTCTCAAGGAGGGTCTTGGCCACTTTCGTTTGTTTGGCTCCTAAGTTCTTCACGTCGGCTGTCGTCAGGTACCGGAGCTCGACCTTGGGCTTCGGGAAGGTGTCCAGCGTAAATCCAGCAGCGCCCGTAGTGATCAAATCAAACTTGAGCAGCATGTCGATGAGGTCGGAGTTGTGGGTCACACCCTTCGGCGCCTTCTTGAACATTTTCAGGAAGCCTCTGAAGCGGCGGGATTCGGGCTTGAATGCTGACCGGCCAACGTGGTACTGGGTGTTGTCGTGCTCGACAATAAAGTTCTGCCCGTTTCGGCTTTTGCTCAGCACCTCCACCTCTGTCCATTTTTTCGCGTCCTCTGTGAGCTTCACCATGGCCTGTGCCCCTACTACGAGATATTCAGCAGGGATTACCCCAGATGCCAAGTCCGGCCTCCCAACGTTGAACTTCTTCTCTTCATCCTTGTTGGGAAAGCCATCCAACAGCTGTTTTTTGTAACGCTTCTCGGCAGTGCCCGTGAGTGTTGCACAGCACGGGTAATACACGCTTTCCTTGGGACCTTTGCGGCCCTGCGGCGTAATGTACTGGTACTTTTCAGGGCATCGGCCGCGGAAGCTGTACGGACCGGGGCGCTGCGATTCCTTGAAGCCGGGTCTGCCTTTGATCTGACGGGTCGCGCGACACGCCAAATTCGGCCACAGGTTGTTGATAGTGGTTAACATGGGCTTGGAGTTCTTCTCGGGAGCCACCTCCATCGTGGTGCCCACGCTCTCTTTCAGCTGGGCAGCGATACCGTCCACGTACGGCTTTAACTTTTCTACGTCGAACGAGAAGTAGTTGTAGACCTGGCTCCTCTGGTGATCTTTCGACTTGTGTTTCGCCATGTCCACCTGAAAACTCCCCCCGGCGTGTAGCTGCACCGTCGCAAGGAAGTCTTCTTCTTCCAATTTGAACTGCAAAGTTCCCTTCCGCTGCTTGTAATCGAATTCCGCCTTGGGTATGCCTTTGTTGATTCTGTCCTGCAGGGCTTTGTCCAAGTCCAAAATGACGTTCTCAAATAACGCACCCTCAAACTTGACGCTGGTTATGGGGCTTTTATCCGGGTCGATAGCAAACTTATAACCACATTTTCCAATTTTAGTCACCAGACTACGATGCAGCTTATCCAGAATGCCTAGGGGGGCTCGGAACAGCTCAACAGAGCCATTCGAATTGAGACGCACCGAGGTTGAGCGAATGTCGCCGTCGACCAGACCGACGTACGTCAAAGACACAGCGTTCTTGTAGCTGCTCTCCTCACTGGTCTTGGCTCGGTCGAGGTTGTTTTTCGATTCCCCCGTTTCGGGATCCTTGAGGCGTAGATGCTCCTCGGAGGGCCCGCGCTTGATCTGGTAGTCCCGAAACTCAAAGTTTGTTTCGTACTTGTCTGGATCAAGTTTGCCTTTCTGGCCAGGGGTCTGTATGATACTGTCCAGCCACGCATCCTCCAGATCCTCTTTTGATATAGTTCCCTTGTCCAACTGGGCTCTCATATCGCGAGCGTTCTTGTTCTTGTCAAGCACTTTAGCGTCATGCAAGAGATCGTACATGGCTTTCGAGGTTAGATGCAGGTATTTCTCCTCGGGCTTGACGCACGTCGGTGTGTGGGCGGCGCCATCGCGCGATTCGCAATGTGTGCACCAGGTCCCCCGCAGGGTCAGCAGTGCCGGGCGGTTGTAGTTGAGCGTCCGGAGACCTCCTCTCTCTTTGATCCGCTTTCTATAACTGAGCTTGGTGAACCCAGTTTTTTTGTCAAGTTTGAAACTGTCCTTCAGAGTATCCAAATCTAGAACCCCTCGTTTGCCCCCTTTCACGCCGGGTCTATTGACGGACTGTGTGACAGACACTTTCATTGTTTGCTCATTGCGGATATTTTTTTCCAATGCTATTTAAGCATATAAACCGTTTTAGCCTAAAGCTAAAAAAAGATCACAAGAGAGATGGACAAAGTCAGAAGTTTCAACACGCTGTATGGCGAGCTCATCGATAGCCTCACCGACCAGTTCCCGCAGATACAAAAGCTCGAAGAGTGGGGAGGCATGTTTCAGCTCATGAAGCGGGCCAATTTCCGAGGCCCCCTTGAATACTTTATGAAACACATTACTCAATTCACTGACAAAATCCAGAACAAGGACATCGATTTCTTCAAAAGCAACGACCGCCTCCGCGCCCGCGCCTCAAGCTTAGTGGCTGAAAGCGGTCTGGACAGTATTTGGGACGACCTGGACCCAGAATCTCAGGAAAACATCTGGAAGTACCTACAGGGGCTCCTCAAGCTTGGCTACTCCTGCTTCGGGATACGGGGCTCGAAGAATATCACTCATCATTTCAAAATCATAATCGATTCCGAGGGTCTTGACGTGCTGGCGTATCTCAAGGAGCAGTCTGCATGAAATTAAAACCTCGGTCAAAGGTAAAAGATGACACTCTGGATAGACGACCCAAAAATTATGCTCTCCACAGATCCCGAGGATTGGAATCCCCTCGGCGGCTCAGTTGAGAGCAAAATCAATGCCACCACCAAACTGGTGGTCATCGGGGCCCTGGTGCTCAGCATTAAAAAGCAGAACAATAAGATATTCCTGCGCACCGTGATTGTCCTCGGTCTGGTCATGCTTCTGTACGTCGCGGTGACCACCCAACAGACCAGCACTTCCGCAGACTTCACCCAGAACGACGAGCAGCGCCCCAGCTGTGCCGTGATGTCGACTGAGAACCCCCTTGGCAACTGGCTCCCTCCGGCAACTGCCTCCGGCTCCGGCTCCGGCGCAAGGCTGGGCGTCCCTGAAGCGTCAGTGGACGCCGTCCTGTCGCAGGGGGTTCCCACAGACAGTCTCTCGGGGAACGGGAATCTCACCCGGCCTTTCTACAAAACCCCGGAAGATAATGACAGGTTCAAAGAGCTCATGTATGGCGACTCGTTCGAGAACACCTTCAAGCAGGGCGCGGTGTATTCCCACTTGGCCTGTCCCCACAGCATGGGGCCTGCGGGAGCCAGTCACGGGTTCTCTAGCACCGCATAGTGGTCGACAGTGTAAAAATACACTTATAAGTGGCCCTAGAAAGGCTGCCATATATGTCTCCCGGGCCATCACACAGTAACACTACGATGCCCGCACTCACTCGCTCCATGGCAAAGCCGCCTCCCACCCAGACCGAAATCGCGGCCCGGCAGGAATTTTCGGCATCTAAGTTGGTACCCCTCATTAGATCCTACGAGGGATACAAGGAGGGAAGCGATAAAAGTATACGCAGCATTACGGCTATGTTCAAGTGCGCTATAAGTTTACCATCCCTGCAGTTTAGCTTCTCCAGGAAGGGCAACGGGGGCTTCACTAGCATGGGCCGAGCCAAAGTACTCGAGTTCACCCCCAGGCTTACGGGGATGACCACCAGGGCGGCTAAGCAGTTGCTCAAGGCTCTTGAAAAGTACGAAGCAAAGTGCGAAGCCCACGGGATGATTATCCTGATGGTCTTGAGCCGGAAGCTTCCCGCGGATCTCGTTCGACTTGTCGCCGAAGAGAACATCACATATTAAGACCCTTTAATGTAGGAATTACGATTTCAGGATTAATAGGTTACAAGAGGCGTTTTGCGCGTAACAATTTTCTTGGCCGTTAGTAACAACAGGATGGCTACTTTATTCAACACCGACACGTCCATCTTTTCGGAGGCGGAAAACACTCTCAAACAGAACACCCAAGGACAGAAGCCCTACAGATACTTCGTTCAGAACTTCGCAACCGCCGCTGGCACTACCTCTTCGGACTTCACGACCGTAGGGCAGCGCCGCAATGGTCACCGCCTTGGCCCCCGCTCCAAGCCAACCCATTTGAACGAACTCGCCGCGCCCAGGACGCTGCCTGTGAATTCGGCGTTCCTCGGCAGCGGCTCCCTCAGCGAGCAGAAGGTGGATGTCCAGTCCGACCTGCGATGGGGCGGCAGGATACGCTGCAAGAAGGGCCAGCAGCTCATTAGCGAGAAGAGGATGCACCGCAACGTGTTCCTGCCCCCAAACGTTGACTCCCAAGGATACGAGGCGACAGAGATGGTGCCCGTGGACCCCAACTTCCTCCGTGGCGACGGGTTGGTGGTGCCCAACTTCAACGCAGTTGGAAACAACCCTGTCATTGAATCGCGACAGGGTGCCCCGACACGAAACGACCGGGTGGTCGTAGGCGAGTCGTGGAGTGTTTAATTATACAAAAAAAATAATAGCCACAGTTAAAACCAACCAAATGGAGAGCACGACCAACCAAATGGAGAGCACGACCAACCAAACCCTGAGCCCGTTCAAGTGGATGACAGACACCCAGACGTACAAGACCACCACCGTTCTGGAGGCCGACACCAAGAACAAGTTCTCCAATCTACCTGTCGAGCTGGTGAGTGTCTCGAGCGACCTCTTGGGCACTTCCAAAAAGCTCACCAAGACCCTCTCCGAGGCCACGACGGTTTCTCTCCAGAAAGGCGCGGGTTTGGACCGGGTCCTGGTTGACCCAGGGGTTCGGTCAGTCGGCTCAACCGCAACGCGCAGCAACATTTCCAGTTACTACACGTTTCAGGAAGGTGGCAACGTCCGGCATAGAGACCTAGGCTACACGACGAACTCGGAGCGAACCTACGACACCATGCCTATGACTAAACCGCAATCCAGCATGTTCACCACGCGGCCGGGGGTTATGCTCCAGAAGGAGTGGGTGTCAGAGCCCCAGATCGAGCGCGGGGGAGTGAACACGCGCTACGCAGAGCGTTAGACGTGTTTTCAGACCCGATTAATATGTTTACATAGAATAAAAGATGGACCAACTAGCGATCGGTAGTATTGGTTTATTTTTAGCTCTATCGAAGTTTCTCAACAGCAAGGATGATTTCGGGTCACAGCAGCAGCTCGGTGCTCCATATGGCCCCAACACCCCGGACGAAGAGATGCTGCTCGCCATCGCTAATAAAAACAACAACAAGGTGCGGGAGCTCTTTACGAGGCTCACAAAGGCGGACGTACAGACAAAAGCTAAGGAATACATGGCCGCCAATTGCGGAGACTGCGAAAAGATGAACTGGGACAACTTTCACAAACAGGCCCTCAACCAATTCAGCGACAAGCCCCTGACGGACTACATACACAACAACTTTGTCGCATCGCAAAACGTCAAACAAAATATGGCGGGTACGGAGGTGAGATCTGGCAACTACACCCTCAGCAACTCCGGCGCCTCCGGTTCTGTCTCCGCAGGGTTCGGCAACCAGACGCCCTACGAATCCAAGCTCGGCACATTCACCGGGCGGGACCAACTCCGACCAAATAAGAGCGACGCCCACGCGCCGGGGGTCATGTTCAAGGCCAACGAGCGCAACGAAGGTAATGTTTTCGGCACACCCCTCACGCGGCCCGACACGGACAGGTTTGTGAACCCGGCAGGACGCAGACACGACCTGAAACCTTGCGAGGCGGTGCAGGTCGGGAAGGGCCTCGGCCTCGCTGCGGACGTGCCAGGGCGTTCGGGCTTCCACGAGATGCACCGCGTGGAGAACCGGGATCTCGCGGCACACACCACACGTGGCCAGGAAAACACCAACGTGGTGCCAGGAAGGGACACTACCCAATTCCAAGGACCTAGCCTGTACTCGGCGGGGCTACTGGGCGACTTCTCATCCAAGGAGGGGTTCGGTCAGAAGTCGGATGGCGGGAGGGCTTTCGTTTCCAAGAGATGCAACACCCTCGTCACTACCGACAACCGTCCCGTTGTCCCGGGGAAGCACTTTCTCCTGGGGCACTCCGAGCAAGCCGACCACGAACACCGAGGCGACACGCTTAGAGGCACGGAAAACACACACACCGCTTTCAACAGCGCCGACGTGGAGAATGCACCGATTCGCTACGAATCGTATGTCTCCGACAAGCACAACATTAAGCAGAACACGACGTACACGCTGCCGGTGCACCACGGCCATAGGGCCATAGGCATCAAGAGCAACGACGCTTATTTCAACCAAACCCAACGCGGAGAGAACAACGAGCGACTTCAGTTGGGGAGCAAGGCCGGCGGCACTGGCACCGTGCAGTACACCGATTCAGCCCGCACTACCCTCCGCCAAGGAAGCAACGCTGAGGGAATGGGGAATGCCTACGGTGGGCACACCACCCACACGCTGCGCCCGGAGGACGACATCCGTGGGACGCAGAGAGCCACGGAGGCCTCTAGGTACAACATGGGCAGTCTGGCTCAGTCCGGGCAGACGTCCGTGGGTGCGTACCACAATTCAGAGGGCACCGCGCGCATCCACGCCGAGGATAGACCGGCCCCTGGGCGCGGCAACGTGGCGGTGGATAACCGGAAACAGATGGGCACTTATCACCTCAATACCAAGGAGAGCACGAATTCGCGGAGCATGATCGCCAACACGGGCACTCGCGAGGGCGTGATTGGTCAGACCCAGTCGCGCGTGAAATTTGAAGAGCGGACAGTTAGAGACCCTGCCATTGGGCGCGTGGGAAATCAGCCGTACGAGTCTGTGCCGCTTGACACTCGCATCGGGTGCAAGGAGGACCCTATGTGATGCACGTTGTGCGAAAAAGATATAGTATCATAGGAACCGTAATCCATAGTTACGGGTCCTATACTTCTATGAGTGTCTAATGTCGATAATTGACATCTAGGTGCACTTGCGCTTGGGCGCGGGCTTCTCGAACTCAGCCAAGGCCAGCCAGGGAAACGCCTTCCTCAGAAGCTGGCTCTCTCGAGAGTGCCTCGTTCCGTGGTTGTCGACCACCCAGTCGTACATGGCGGGAGAGTGCTTCAGCACTTGCAACACCTCGGCGGGGGTGTCGTTCGAATTGAGCACCTCGGCGAGGTCGGTGAGGTCGTCGGCCTCGAAATCGACATGGTACCTGGTGGCGTCGAGCACCTCCCTGACGCCCCCCTTTTCGCAGTCACCTCCCACATCGTCGGAATCACTGTCCGACTGGCCCTCCGTTAGAATGAGAAACTCCAGTTGGGAGATGTGCATGTGCAGTTTCTCAGAGAGGGAGTCGAGTTTGTTGCACAGTGTCGAAACCGCAAGACCTCCGGCCAAACAGACAGACAGCGCTAGTGCTACACTCTGCCTGCTCAGGATAAGGCACTCGGCTCTGCTTATAGATTCAGACATAGCTCGAACGGCGACGGCGGCATTGTTGTAGTAGGAGATCATGTTTGTGTGTGTGATTGTATTATATATCCAACGTCTTAAACATCTTCGACTCGGAGTCTTCAGTCGTCTGTTTGGTTGTTTTCCCCAGACGATGTCATTCAGACCCGGTCAGGCGATGCTCAACGACGGTCCTTGTCGGGGGCGCCGCCTCAGCCGAAGCAACACTTGCCCTTGCACGACTTGCCGAACTTCCCCGGCTTGGGCTGTCCCGAATTGATGTATTTTTTGACTGGTTCGCCGAACTTGTTGACTGTCATCACGAAGGGCGCGCCGCGAGATCCGAAGTGGACTTTCGGAGGCATGTTGGGTAATTACTCTCACTTAATATTTTTTAAAGTGCTAATACTTCGGAAAAGTGCATTTGCGCTTGCCTTAGGACTGCCCGAGGTGGTAGAAGTGGAGATGCAACTACACAACCCAAAATGCCAATCACGCTCGAAACAAAAGATATAGATTCCCTGATCCAGGAGCTGGGCAGATGCACCACGATGAATCCTGACGCGGCGGCACAAATTTTCAATGCACGCGGACTCCTGGCGGGGTCTCTGCAGACCAAGTATATCCCCACAGTGATGATCAAGAAATCGGACCGATATGACAACCTGCCCAAAAGCGGGGACGATACGGACGGTCCCAGTCTCATGGGACATGCTCTGTCAAAGACGCCACCCATTCGAAAGATTTACAAGTGGGATCCTGACGGTGTCCGGACGGTGAAGCCCATATATGACGCGAGTAAGTCCGACATATACGATGAGCTGCACCGTTACGACATCGAAGGCCCAATCCCGGAAACCGCATACGAGAAGTATTCCAACGTCCAGTCATTCAAGGTCAGCGACCTCAAAGCCGAAGCCACCCGACGGGGGCTCACTTTGAAGAGCAGCGACAAAAAGGCAGACGTCATTGCGGCGCTCATTCGCGACGACAATATTGACCCGCGCATCGAAGAGCTCTGGGCGCGCCCCTACTTCGAGCTGCGAAAGGAGTGCGGCGTGGCCGGCCTGGACATTGAAACCAAGAAGTTTACCAAGCAAGCGTTTGTGGCATACCTAATAGAGAGGGCCGTGCCGATGGCTACGACCAAGGTCACTGACGACAGAGCGCGGCTTGATAAGACCAGGAGCAAAATGCTGCTCGTATGGTGCGACAGCAAGAAACTGTCCGCACCGAAAACTAAAGATAAAAACACATTGATTGAATACGTGGTTGAACACCGCGACGGAGAGTTCTGGAACCAGATGGCCACGTTAATAAAAAAGAAAGACCCGAAAAGAAAAAAAGAGAGAGATTCCAGTGATTACTGAACACGAGCTGGTGTGTTCTGGGCGTCCGGCGCCATACCCAATGCTTCCATTCCCTTCCCCATCATCTCCCCCATACCTTCCATTCCCTTCCCCATACCTTCCATCCCCTTCCCCGTCAGCTTAGACACGCTCTTCATAATCCCCTCGAAGAATCCCGGCGAGTGTTCCTTGGCAGCGCGGTCTGGGATGTACTGACGCAATGACAGGTACTGGCGCAAGGTACTCGTCGAATTGGTCGTCAGAACATATGTCCTGATAAGCAATGCAGCAACGATCCAGCCATTTCTTAGCCCCGCTTCCCGATAAGACTCGGCCTCGCCGGAGGGTGCAGTCTCCGCGTACCAGTCCGCGTAGCTCACCGCGAACCACCAGGGAAGGAGGTAAAACCCAACGAAGCGGTAAATCAGCTTCCATACCAGGTCTGAGGGACTAATCGACCCGCCTCCATTGACCGCCCTATTCTGGAACTTCCAGAAGGTGCCAAAGCCGTAATCCCACCAGAGATGCACGAGGCACTGTGCCGCGAACAGTCCAGCCAGTATCCCGGCAGACACTAAGCTGTCGCTCACGCCGGTGAAGTGAAAAGTCAGGTACGGGATAGCGACATACCATATCAGGTACACGACGCTGAACAGAATCTCGGAGGGGCTGCCCTCGGCGTAATTGCCCAGCATGCCGCTGCCCATTACGGAGGGGACGGCAACCATAATAAAACACTGGAAAAAGCTGAAGAGAACCAGCAGAACGGTGAGCTTTTCCTTTGTGGCGTCCAGGGCACTCCAACCTCCCCAGATTGAGTCCTTTTCGGTGAGATGCGTGCCCAGTAGAGAGTTCAATAGGTTGCGGGTGCTCTCGAAGGCCATCAAGACATTATACACCACGACCGTCAAATATATCGCTCCGGCTATTCCCATTTTAACGTTACCAATATTTAATATTGCCTGAATGTAATCTAAAAAACATGTTCTCGTTTGACCCCGACACCAAAGAGAAAATGGAAAACTACACATCCTCGGTAGGCATGTTTGTAAAAATCCTGATGGCTTCATTCCCGATGCTGTTTGTCCCCCAACAATGCGAGGACGGCCCCTGCTCGATGGAGGACAAGATCAGTGCTTGGAGCTACCTGTTCGCGGTCAACGTCATGACCTTTGGCATGTTCGGGGGTCTCTATTTCGTGCAAACACACAGAGAAACGTTCATGATCGACAACTTCGACGAAGACGACGACAAGGCTGAAAACTACCTCACGGAGCAGATAGTCGCGTACCCCAAGATACACACCGATATCACTAACTACAACAACCGGATCCGCAAGTGTAACTACGGTGCCGCGGGGATGTACGTACTAAACACCATTTACAGTGCCGCATTCATTTTTTCGCAGCGATACCTCGACAGCACTACGTTCACCGTGCTGATGACCAACAGCCTTCTGGTTCAGGGCAAGCTCATGCAGATCCACGCGAGTTACACCAGCGACGACCTCGCCATGAGCACCGTGGCTACCCGACCCAAGGTGTTCAATGTCATTGACAAGGACGTTGTCAAACCGGCGCAGATTGACGCCATTGACATCTCTGTCGACTAACACGATTATTAGGTTAATAATACCCAGTACCGGCGTCCTTCAACGACAGTACTGGCAATTAAACGACGCGGACACTATCACAGCGGCCCCCTCGCGCGACAGGTTGGGCAAAAGTCACGAGTAATCCTCGACAGACAGTCCGTGTGAAAGCAGTGCCCACAGTTGGTGATGCGGAGGTCGGCGCCCTCTATCACATCCAGGCAGATGGGGCACTCTTTTACTGTTTCCTTGGCGGTGCTGTTCGTGTACATCACAGTGTATTCCTCAACGATGTGGGGTGGGATGCGCTCCCGGGGAGCCCTGCGCTCTACAGGACGCCTCGCCCTCGGTAGGCTGCGCGGCCTAGCGCTTGGACTGGGTAGATGCCCTAGCGAGCGAACATGCGCAAACGCCTCCATGCACATCATCCGGAGCTGGACGGAATTTCCCGCGAAGTTTTTAAGAACGAAATGGTACTGAAGCGCGAACATGAACTTGAGCTTCCGCGGCTCGACACGCCGGAAATCAGTCCTCGCGGTGAACGAGTACGTCTCATTCAGCATCGGTATCTGCCCCGGAGGTAGCGCATTCCTGAATATCCACAAAAGCACGTACCTGAGCATGTCGTAGTCCCGCAGCTGCCAGGCCGAGTTGTCGAGCCAACTGAAGGTCTCAGCGGTGACCGACGAGTCCATGTCAAGCCATATGATGTTCACGAGCGAGAACTTTCGCAGACGCTGTACGTTGCGCAGCCCCAGGCTTCTCACAATGCCCACCAGGTTTGGCTTGGACAGTCTGTAGAGCGACTCCGGCGTCCCCCACTGCGGCGACGTGACCAGTGGTCCAGACGTGATGGCCGTGAGTTGCCGAATGCCCTCATTTTCTAGAATATGTCTAACGTTATCGGGCAGTCCGTCCATTTTTACTGTGATATAATCACTTTGTTTTAAATGCGTTACCCGAACCTAGCCACTCGCGGATGGTTTCGCACCACCCCTCAAACGGGTCTAGCGTCTGGGTCTTCTTCTCGTCGCCGTGTATCACAAGGACTCCAGGTTGGTCGAGCCAACGGGTGTGGTAAGCGCCGCACTCCTGTAGGTACTTGAGCGGGATGGATTGTTCGCCGGCGCGCTGACGGGAATGCACGCGCTCGAAGCACTCCTCCGGGCAGGTGTTGACGTAGACCATCTTGGTATCGGGAATGTCTTTGAGAAAGTAGTTGAACCATTTCAAGTATATCTTGTAGGATATTTCATCGATCATCCCTTCGTCGTGCATCATCTTGGCGAACACGTGCCTGTCGGTGAGCACCGAGCGCTCGGTCACTATCACCTTGTCGGGGTGAGCGGCGACTGCATCCTTCAGCATCGCCAGGCGCGAGATGTAGGCCATCATCTGGAAGGGAAAGGCGAACTTGGCTTGGTCCTCGTAAAAGCGGGTCAGAATGTCAACACCCTGCTCGTCGACAACGGAACTCCACGACTCGACGGGCTCGGCCACAAAGTAGTACTCGGAGGTGGGTAGGACTTGGCGCAAACGCTCGACCAGCGTGCTCTTCCCAGAGCCGATGTTTCCCTCGATTGATATGACACGCGTCATTGCGGGGTTCTGTCTGGATTGTGTTAAACAGTAGCGGCGTGTCTTTATTACATTTGTTTGGGATCAAAAAAAATATTGAGTACGTGAAAGATGCACCTCATGTCCGGTACAGAAGATTTCGCAGAGCAAGAGACGGTCGTCGACGAAACGCCTCCAGAAACCGACATGTGGAGCAGCGTCGGCACTACACTGTTGGCTCAGACTATAATGTTGTCTGTTCTGGGCATAATTGGCCTGTTGGGATACAATGTCAAATACACCAAGATCACACAGGGTCTGAGTACAAGGGTTCTGTCGTCCTTTGCTAGCTGGTGGAGGTCTCTCAAGCCGTACGCGGGTTCTGCCGTACTTGCCTGTATCGCGGCTTTCTCGCAGCTCTGGGCTTCCAAAGACACAGCCCACTCTGTGGGTGTTATTTCCAATCTCGTAATAAGTATCTGTGTCGCTTTGTTATATGGTCTATGGGCTACTCGGTATATCAGGACCGGAACGCTCAACATAGGAATGTTTACCCTGCTCACGTTGGCTCTGTTGGGTGGCGCGGCCACGTGGGTGTTTCTCTCACTCGAGTTGGGCAAGGACAGTACCCAGAACGAAGCCAAGAAGAAGCAGTGGCTTGACACAACCATCGCAGCTGTCTCTACAGCTTTGGCAGTGGTGGTGCTTATGCAGTGCATAACATGGCTTTACCCCCTCACCGTGATAAACGAGAACAACTTTCTAGCCTCTCTAAGCGCGTAAGCACACCGCGGCGACCAGAACCACCAGCACAGCGCCGAGCAGCTTCCAGAAGCAGATGTCGGGATACACCACAACGGCGCTCTTGAGCTTGAACCCACTGAGCGGAATGGTGCAGCCCGTTTGGCTGCCTTTCTTGCACTTGGCCCGGTAGGCTTCGTACTTCCTGCGCACTGCCCCGAAAGCCTTGCCCTTGGTGCCCAGCTTGGCGTTAACCTTGTTGTGAATGTCCCAGAGCCAATGCGTGAGGGCGTCCCGACTGGCGAGCACGTCGGTAGTCATGGGCAGCTCCTTGATGTATTGGTTGTACGAGTTCCTGCAAAACTTACAGGGCAGCACGTGTCCCATGTTCGCGAAGACGGTGCGGTATCTCTCCGCCGTTGTCCCGGGCACCAGTTCGTTGGCTATGTCAAAATCGTTTGGGTTCACTGGGTATCCCGCAGCCACGACGTGGAGGAAAAACCACCCCGGTGGCCCCCAGACCTTAGTCATCATGCCGTTGCCCGCGTCTGTAGCCATTTGTTTGTAGGTAACATTTTTAAAATTGATAATCTTCCAGCATCTTCGATCGAAGATACTCGAAAGGTCAAACTTTCAGTTTAATCGGTAGCCTTGGCTGCCTTGGATGGCTTAGCTGCCTCGGCCTTGGGCTCCTTCGCAGGAGGTTTCTTCTTTTTCACTTTCTTCACCCGAATGCCGCTTTTGTTCTTCTTGGGCGCTGCCGCTGCCGTTTGGTCTTTGAAATCCTCGGCCAGGTACTTTTTGTTGTAGTTCCAGATGTCGGGATGCCCGATGCGAAACTTCCTGTCGGGTTTGGCGGCGTACCAGAACACACAATCCTCGATTTTGTTCGACCTGGCGGTGTTGTCCAGCACCAGGCAGTCGTAGCCCTCGGTGCACGAGTTCAGCACCTCCCGGAAGGCGTCGAACGTGGGGAAGAGGCCAAAGAAGTTCTTGTACAGCTTCTCTTGGTTTTGGATGATGTTCTCACGCAGGACAAAGATGTAGTCCAAGTTTGCCCGCAGGTCGGGCGGAAGGTCCATGCAATACTGGGTCGTAAGCAGAAACAGCGTTTTCCAGTGGCGACCGTTCATGAACATGCCCCGGACGTTCTTGTCGCGAATCATCTTCTTGTCATACATGCAATCGTCCAGGAGCACGAAAACGTCCAGGTTCTCCTTGGATTCCCTTAGCGCCTTCTTTTGGCGGTTGATGACGCCCTCGAGTAGGCTAGACTGGTACTCGCTGTGGATGAACACCTCGGGGACGTGCTGCTGGTAGAAATGGTTCCCTTCCTCCGTTGCGCTGATCACCAGGCCCATTGGTATTTTCCGACAGTAGTAAAGGATATCGGCGACGAGGGTGCTCTTCCCGCTTCCTCTCTTGCCTATGAAAATGCAGGTCGGGGGACCTTTCGTTTTGCGCCTCTCCTCTATACTACGCGGGTTGAATTTGGTAATATGCAAATCCATCTTGTTGTTGTGTATTCTTATTATTCTGACGAACAAACGATTTACACTATAGGGTCCACAGCGGGGGACGACGGCGCCCAGAACGGCTCGCGTAGCAGGTCGTCCTGCTGACCTCCGAAGTGCAAGACACCGTCCTTACCTCCCTTCTGAATGTAAACCGCCCCAATGGCTCCGCACACCAGCCCCAGCAGCGGCCCTTTGTTCGCTGTGGCAAACTCCCCCAGAGACATCTGGCTTGAGGTCTCCTTGTAGCTCTTGGCCAGGACGAGCAGGAAATAGACACACGCGGCGCATATTAACACGACTGGTAGCTGTAGTTCCATGTTTGATTAAGAGTGCGGAAGGTTAATAATCAGCTTCACTAGCCGCATTTCCACCTTCCTCAGTCGCCGGCGCCGGCTGGGCATCTATAGCAGGCGGCTGGGCGACGGGTGGCGACACCGGCTGCGGCTGCGCGACCACCGGTGCCTCGAGTCCAGGACTCGGCGGGAATACAGATGAGGTCTCCGGCGGAGGGGGGAGCACCGGCCCCTCGTCGGACGCTCCAAAATCACTCCTGTTCATACTGGTCGAGATCTTCTTCACCTGGGCCTCCGACTCGTCCTCCGAATCGTCAGAGTCCGAGTCGCTCACCACCAACTGCCCAGAGGGGGGCTCGTTGTCATCGGCAATGTCGCCCTCATCGCCCACCGAGGCATCCTCGGAAACGTCAGAGCCCGAGTCGGACAGGGCGTCGTCGTCCACGGCTTTCGAAGCGCCTCCACCCTGGGGCGTGTCGTTGTCCATGGTCAGGAATTTCTTCAGAATTTCGCCACGGGGGAAGCACTTGTCAAGGGTGTAGTGGCACGCTTCTTCTATGATGAGGCCTGCGACCTTGCGGTTCTCTCGCATGTCTCGCTGCGACAGTCGGTGGTCGAACAGATGTGGGTCCTCATAGATCTTCTCCGCGCCCTTGATGATGAGCTTGTGCACGAAATCGCCCTTCGTGGGCAGTTGGAGGGTGATGTCGTCGTCAGCCATGGTGCTCCCGAACCGTACCGACCCCCACAGCTGTGCGTTGACCATGAAAACGGCCTCCAGTACCTCCATGAGATCGGGGATTTCGGAAATGATAAGATCCACTCGCTTCTGAATTTCGAGTGAATTCCAGAGCGGCGTGGCCTTGAGGGCGCGTTGGAACTCAGCCAAGCGTTCGTGGGGGCGGATGTCTTTCTTCAGGAGAACCTCGTCGTAGAGGTCTTGGTAAACCTTCATCAAAAGGGGGTTCAAAAGTCCGATGAGCGTGCGCGTGCATCGCTCTTCTATGGTGGCAAGGCGGTTTTTATCCATTTACCTGAAGCGGCGAGTTTTTTGTAGCATTACAAACGAATTAAATTGTTGCGCATCAGCAATGGCAAAGTGTAAACTAGGAACAGAACCCGTGGATTGGGTGATCCAGAAAAAAGATGTCGAGGAAGTGTACAAGACGCTTCTGGCCGAGACCGAGTCCAGCGGCGAGTTCAAGTTCTACCCCAACGGGGCTAGCAAGATGTCCGCCAAGGCCATTGGCACTGACGACATCGTCAAAGGCGAGAGCGACTCCGTAATGACACCGATGGGGATCGCCACGTACCACACCCATCCTTACGATTGCTATACCCAGGAGCAGGTGATATGGGGCTGGCCGAGCGGGGAGGACATAAGCCAGGTGCTGATGTGGGCCCTGAGCGGAAACCTCATCCACGTCGTTTTTGCTGTAGAGGGTCCTTACGTACTGGAGGTGAACCCGTGCTGCGTGGTATTCATGAAAGGCCTCAGCAACCGCTTGAGGGGTGCATTTATTCACTGGATCATGCGAATCGGACAGTCGACACACGATCTCAGGTCCCACGACGTGAACCAAGGCCTCGTGGACTCGGGACAGCATATTTCCCCGCGGGATTGGATCCAGTTTGTCAACGGACTGGCCATCAACAACAACAATGCAACCTGCGGGCTCATTTCCTGCAACGATGTCGCCGAGTTTGGAAGGAAAAAGTTAGTGTACACAAAGATTGAAACTTACCTCAAGAAGTTTGACAAAACGGTGGAGTTCTACCCCATTACGCAGTCCGGCGAGTACGCAGGCCCTCCCGTGAAGATGAAACCGGACGCCTTCGCCAAGGAGGTCGCGCAGATTCGCCAAAAGAAGCACAATTTTGTGTGTGGGAACAAGAGGTCGGGGTCGCAGGACAAAAAGTGGGGGACGGGTCGGATTTTCAACTGCCGCCTCGAGGCCACCGGCACCTTGAAACGGTACCTGGCGCGGATGAAGAAGCTGCGGAAAGCCCCGGAGAAAAAGGCGCTCATGAAAACCTACTACGACAATTTGGCAAAAAAAGAGCATGTCGAACCGCCGGCTCTCTTACGGGTGGCCAGATTCCCCGCCATGTCGGGGGGTTGCAAAGAAAACAGTGTTGTGAAGTATAGGGAGAGTACCTACGAGTTCAAGGCAAGTAAGTAAACTTGCGCTTCGAAACCACTTAAGCATCCGGCGCTATATATATATAGGAATAGAACCAAAATTAGAATTTTCATACATGTGTACGGAGGACTTTAGGCATTTAGCGGTGGCCACGGAGGCTTTGTGGGCTAAGCACGTCGAGTGCATGCGGTCCGGGAACTGCGAGTTCTACGGGTTCCCTTGTGTGACCTGTTCTCACTACGTATTTCAGGGGAAAATACCGCCGCTTTTGGCTAATAACGATTTAGCCAAAAGCGATTTTAGAAGAGGTATCAAAGAAAACCACACAGCCACCGATGAACTCTAGTGATGGCGTTTGCCAGAAATCGGATAAACAGCGACACGGCGAGTGCAACTGCAAAGGCTGCGTCGTGCGCAAGTTCCACGGTGCTGTGGGCAGGAACGACGAGCTGTGCGTAACACTAGCCATCTCAAGGAACCCGGGCCTCGTCGACGCCCCAAACAACGGAGGGCCCGCGCACCACCACAACGAGACCCCGATATTCAGGGCGATACGGATGGACCGCGTGAAGATGGTTGAGCTTCTGGTGTCGAACGGTGTCGACCTGGAGACGCCGTACAAGGGTCTGAGCCCCGTTCATGCCGCGATTACGGCGTCTGAGGGTATATTCGGGAACCGGTGCCGTCCCATCGGCGACGGAGTGACCAAAGCGCTACTGGCGCGGTGCGACCTGACATCGGTCCCCCAAGATGGAAACGGGTATGCGTACCTCTTCGGCAACGGGGGAGGGACGATTTACCACAGCTTGGCACTCGCCGAAAACTGCCGCTGCGACTGGGACTACGCCGAGGTTTTTGGTATTATAGCGGCGCGGAAGGGGCGCGGCGACCCCGTCCCGGACCCCAACACACCCAACGCAAAGGACATATCGCCGCTCGTCATGGCATTGTACATCAACAAGCCCGACAGCTTTGTGAGCCTCCTGGTGGAACACGGTGCGAGCATATTCCCGAGCGACTTTGAAACCGAGTGCCTGTCCGAAGTGAGGAAGTGGAGCTCGGCCTACGGCAGACTACAGCGTCTGCAGCAAAAGGCACAAGTACACTGCGCCTCGTTGGTGCGCAACTTCGGGGAATCGCCTTCGGAAATCTACCTAGGGAGGTTACCGGACGAGATTTGGAGAGAGGTGGTCGGTTACGTGTAGAGCGGACTTGAGCCATACATTATTCTAAGCCCTACCCGACGAAACAGCGGTGTCTGCGGTGGGCGGGGTAAAATTATTGCCCGGTGTAATTAATTGAGCTTGTCCCACGTGACCGAGTACTCGAAGGCCCTCATTTGCTCCATGTCCTTGCCCGGTTGGTAGATCACCACGTTGCACGCCTTGTGCCCGAAATTGATGAGCATCCCCGTCCACGCGTCTCCGGCTTCGCGGAGGTAGCGCTTGAGCTGGAAATAGGCCTCGTCCTTCAGCTTGGCGATGGCCTTGAGCTCCAGTATCGTCTTGATGCCAACTTTCTCGTCGTCGATCGTCAGATCCGTGCGGCTGCTCAAGTTGCTATCAAGCTGGAATACACGACCCGACGTATGTTTGTAGTGCACCGCACACACGTTTTCACGGGACAGGCTGTTCGGGCTGTACTTGGACTCGAGTTCCTTTTGAAGCCCCACCTGGTAGTGCTCCTCTCGGGAATACGGGCCTATCTCACAGTAAACATACTTGACGCTGTCGAATACAGCCCGAGCGTGCTTCAACTGCGGTTTGAAGCGCCAGTACCACACCCGGGCAATATGCCCCCGCATCACCGCTTGGCATAGCACAGGCGACGGGCCCTCGGGCGCGCTCGGGTCTTCGGTAGGCTCGGTCACGGGTTCAGTTCCAGTCTGGGCGATGTAGCACTTCTTCATGGCGTCGAGAGCAGCCGCCTTGTCGTTTCCGGGCTCTCGTCCATCCTGAGTCAGCACGAGATTTAGAATTGACTTGGGACACGCGTTCCAAGCGGTTTCGGGGACGTCGGTGATATTCATTGTGTTTTGTTGTGTTTGTTAAAATTATAAACTGCTTCCTCTCTAAAATATATTCGCGGACCCCTCCTACGCCCAGATGCAAACGATGTTTCTGCCTTTGAAAGATTCTATTTTTATTATTATTGAAGACGGGGGGCGTGTTTTATATGTTTAATCTAAGAACCGCCCCACTGCAGAAAGGATGTTGTCATATAACTTGGGCACTTCCTGACCAAGTATCAGCAGGCGGGAGGCTCGGAGAACCTTGTCCTGCATGGACTTCCTGGCCAGGATACGGCGGACCTCATCCTCTGTGTACGATTTCCCGTCCATGTACCACGCCGATGACACGGTACCATCGCTGTTCCATTCGCACGTTGCAGGTCCGTCCGTGCGATGGTACCCCCCGCCTACCAACCACGACTCTGCTAACTTGGTACCATCATCGTTCCAGTCGGTTTTTGCAGGTCCGTCGGTGCGATGTAGCATCCCTTCCTTGTACCACGCCTCGCAGATCACGTCGCCATCGCCGTTCCATCCGCACGAAGCAGGACCATCCGTCCGGTGGAGCTTCCCGTCCACCAGCCACGACGCCACCTGCAGGGTACCGTCGCTGTCCCATTCGCACGTTGCAGGTCCGTCCGTGCGATGGTACTCCCCGCCTACCAACCACGACTCCGCTATCTTGGTACCATCACTGTCCCATTCGCACCACTTGGACACATTGCCATGGGCAAACGTATATAGCTGGATCTCAACTCCGTCCTCGATCCAGGTTTGAGATGTACTCATTTTGAAAGTGGGCGAAGATCACTGTTTGATGTCTTCTGGGTGAGTGCTGTACGCAGTCCTAAGGCCATACAAAAAAGCAGTAATAATATAATAAAAGATGCAGTTTTAATGGACCATCGGTAGCAGTCGGATAATCAGACAGACAATATATCATCAGACCGATTCACAATGCCCACATATGTCGTTTCTCAGGAGACTGGACCCGTGGATCCCAACTTTCAGGAAGCGCTGGTGCGTCTGGAGGAGACCACTTGCGCGACAAAGGCTGATATCAAAATTTTGGTAGCGGAGATTCTTGCGAAGAAAGTACCGCTACACCGCCCGCAGTCGTATAGCGATTCCCATGTAGAAATGTATGGAGAGCCCCCGACCCACACGTGTTTAACTCTACCCGAGTATAATAATACCGAATTCAGGGGGCGCGTGCACAAACTCCTGCAGAAACTGTTCAAACTAAAGAGGACATTTGTCCGGAAAGCAAAGCAGCAGCAGCACCGAGAGTCGGGTTTCGATCAAGTTTGCGAGGAGATATTGTACATGCCTGGCCTGGGTGAAGGTTACAGGGCAGCTCAGGCGAACTTTGAGCAGTTAGGTGGGTGCTTTCACTAGATTCGGGAAATAATAAATTTTATATGAGGACGATTTTGCTGTCTGGAAACTGCCCTTGAATGTGCGCGAGTTGGTCAATGTCGACGGTTTCATTCCAAATCCCATGACCTTCTCGAACCGTCTTGATGAGCTGTGTCTTGAAGCAAAAATCTTCACCCACGTCTATCTTGATCACACCAACCGTGCAGTGTTCGTTCTTTCCGTTCTTTTTGACAAGGTTTTCCACGCAGCACAGGTGTCCGCTATCCAGGCTCTCGTAGGAATCGTAGTACTCGAGAATGGGCAGGCCACTAAGAAGATGCGGCGCGACCTGCGCTCCCCACCACACTCGCAGAGTCTTGAGCGATACACCGCTTAGGAGAGCTTCAAAGCCGTCTTCCTGGGGGTAGTACTCGTACGACCTTCCCCACTCTCCCGAGAAACGGGAGGTGATTGACAGCTTTTCCAACGAGTGAAAGTTCCGGAAAAACTTGTAGAACCGGTACCAGGTGTCGCTGGATGTACACAGACAGGCTTCGAACCGACCGCTATCTTCGACATCGCAGACAATGTGCAGTCCATCGTAGTACTCATACAGGAAGATAGCCTTCGAATTCAGTAGAGCTTCGATAAATATATGACTCTTGGTCATAGGCTTCTTTTCGGGCCACCGGTTGTGCATTTTAACCATCCAAGCCTCGGCAGTGTCGGCGATGCACAGCTCATCCTGGGTATAATTCACGAGCCAGTTTTTGACATTCTCCTTCACAATCGCGGCAAGCGGGTGCACTGGGCGAGTGATGAGAATATTGTTGATCAGCTCGAGAGGAAGGTCGGGCATCTTGTAAGTTGTTGTGTTGTGTTGTGGTCGTCGTCTGGTAAGGCACTTCCCTGTGTCCTAACCCTCCCTGTTTGTGCATCTTTTTGTGTATGTTATAAACTTCAAAATCTCTCCGTTCTAAGTAAATGGTGATCTACAAGAACCTCCCAATAACGCGACCCACGTCTCCTACTAACTTTTGGTCTGCAAGCGACTGAGCCGCCCGCCGGGACATCTCTTTTGTCGCGATAACTTTATTTAAGAAATTGATACACGCGTTCCTGTCCACGAGGACGAGGTCGGACTCACGGAGGACGAGGTCGGCCCCTTTGTCGACCAGCATGCCCACGGTCTCGTGGTGGCCCTCCTGCGCGGCCATGAATAGTGGGGTGCGGTAGTGCTTGTCCGCCAGGTTGAGGTTGGCCCCCTTGTCGGCCAGCACACGCACGATCTCGTGGTGGCCGTTCTGCGCCGCCCTGTAAACGGGAGTGGCCCCGTACGTGTCCGAGAGATCGAGGTTGGCCCCCTTGTCGGCCAGCAGGTGCACGATCTCGTGGTGGCCCTCCTCCGCGGCGATCAACACAGGAGTGGCCCCGTATAGGTCCTCGAGATCGAGGTTAGCGCCCTTGTCGGCCAGCACGCGCACGACCTCGTGGTAGCCTTTCTGCACGGCCATGTACACGGGGGTGCACCTGTTCTTGTCAGTGAGGTCGAGGTTCGCGCCCTTGTCGGCCAGCACACGCAAGACCTCGTGGTGGCCCTGGCACGCGGCCACGTACGCGGCGGTGAACCTGTTCTTGCCAGTGAGGTCGAGGTTCGCGCCCTTGTCGGCCAGCACGCGCACGACCTCATGGTGGCCGTGAGCAGCGGCCTCGAGCACGGGTGTGAACCAGCCCTCGATAAAATTTCCCCTGATAAGGTTGCATAAATGGCATTTACATGTAGTCATGACAGTGTGTTTGGTGGTGTTATAATTTCTATTTCTACTCACTTGGTGGCGGCGGCCTGGGGTCCTGCGAAATGTAAAAACTCCCACTTTGGAACTAGGATCACGCCCATATAAGAGTTTCTAGCCGCCCAGTGCTTTTAAGCTGTGATCTACGTCCGGCGCTTCTCGACGGTCTCGCCAGTGAACCCGGTGAAGCACGTCACCAGGCAGTCCTCCATCGTCGGCGTGTCTCCGTGTTCGCCCATCATGATGGTCATCGGGCGGTCCTGGCCAGCCTTGGAGCTGTTGGGCATGCGCCAGCACCCCTCCCTCCACGGGGCTGCGTCGATAATGTCGTCCAGATCGGTGTTCAACCCCTTTGGGAAGTAGCGACACGTGAACTCCATGAGGGCCCGCACGTCGGCGAAGCGCATCTTGCTCTTGAGAATGAGGTGGTAGCTGGTTTTGGTGGGAGTGCACGAGCCCAGGAGGGCAAAATCGGCTTGAGTGATTCCCTCAATTCCGTGCATCTCCGTAGCCCCCCTGGAGACGATGTTGATGATCTTGTGCTTCAGCTGATGGAACTCGGCGTTGGTAAAGGGGGGCGCGTCCTGCCTGGACTCTAGGTCGAAGAAGAGCTTCGTCGGTTGATCTTTCCTAATGTACTCGTAGAAAATCTTCTCGCGGGGGGGCACTCTCTTTTCCCATATCAGAAAGCTGTGCCAATCGAGCGGCGTGCGGTACGCCTTCGCCCCGGCCATCGTCGCGTTCCAGTCCTTGGCGACGATGATAGCATTATTCTCCTTGGCGAGGACTTCTCGCAGTTTGCGAAACCACCACTTGCCCATAATAGGGGGATACCGCTGGATCTGTCCTCGCGTCGGTACAATTATTTCCGCCACAGGGGCCATAGGTCGCATAATTTCTATTTTCCTCCGCAGTTCAACAGGGAGGCTGTAGAATAGGTTGACCATTGTATTCTTGCGTTCTGTTATTATATAAATATTACTGTTTGTGAATGGCTTAATATTCGTGTCTACACCGACGCTAAAGTAGAATAAAAATGCAGAAGTAAATCCTTCCGCTTGGCTGGTCAGTGATTTTTTTTAATTGTTTTAGAGGAAGGCGAAGGGCGCGTGGATAGACGGAGCGCGGCAGGCGATGCTTTGTGCGCGAAGGAGCTCGTTCCTTTTCCTCCACGTGCCGCATCTTCCATCGGGGGTGCACGTGCACCGGCAATCGGACCTGTACAGTTCCAGCGCAAGGTGGATAACGGAACAGTCGCCGGAGAACTCGGAGACAAACTTCTCCCATTCCGCTTTGATCTTGCCGACAAGGTCCTCCCGGTAGACTATCCCGTAGGCGGCCGCCTCCCGTCGCTTGGCCTCGCCCCTTGCAGCTTCGGCCGCCAGGGTCGCAGCCGCCTCCTTTCTCTCGACTTCGCGAAGCAGCGCTTCCGCAGCTTCTTCCAGAGAAGAACGCCTTTCGAAACGCTTCCGCTCTGCCGCCCTTTTTTTCAGTTTCTTAATCTCCGCTTTCCTTTCTCTCGCAGTGGAGACGTACTCCATTGGGTAAGTGTTTGGTAGTGTGTATCAGATTTCGCCTACTAGCAGCCCTCCGCCTTCGCTAAGGTGGGTCAGAAAATGCATTTCGAGGCAGTTCACCGCATTCTCACAAGTACAGCGAACACAACGTCCGCCATCGCGAACACCCAAGCTCGGTCACTGCCGTTCAAAGCCGACAATCCGAACGCCAGGTGCAGAAAGCCGTGGACGAGTCTAAACTTAGCCCACCACGCCCGCCCACCGAACGCACCGACATCGTAGCCGCCGGCGTAGAACCGGTACACGAACCCCAGACCGGAGCACAGTGCCAGGTAGCCAAGGCACCGCAGCACCTCGGGACTGCCCTGCTTGGCCAACAGAGCCAGCGCCAGGCGCATTGGGATGCACACTAAACTGAACAGTGCAAGTCTCTGGTTGTGGGTAAGCATTTAATTAACAGTGTCAAATATAATTTCCCCAGCGCGTAGAATCTCCTCGTCGGTGTAACCATTCGCCTTGCACCACATCATCAGTTCGTCCAGAACGTCCACCCTCGGTCCTAGACCACTTTCGCACAGCCGTTTCCTATAGCTCAACCCGCCGCGCACGTTGTCGAGGTACAGCTCTCGCCGGCTCAGCCCGACGTGGTGCAGCTGCCCCCGCGCCCACGGCGGTCCAGGCGTCATGTCGGCGTACTCCCGGATCGCATGCTGATTCCGTATTTTGAGAAGCGCTTCGGGGGTGCCGGGGGAAAACCAGGCCCGCGCCACCTTCTCCCCCAACTCCACCAAGGTGCGCAGTTCGGGCTCATCGTGCACTTCCGCCCACTTGTGGTCCCAGCGATCTTCGAGGGTCTCCTCAGCCCACCGCGCGGTGTCGGTGGTGCTCAGTAGCACCTCGTTGTTGATCATCTGCGCTTGAAATTTGATGTATTGGTACGGGCTCGTGACGAACGTGTTCACCAGCCGAACAATGTCGACTGGCAAGGGGCTGGGGTTGCCACGCGAATACTTTGCGGCGGGTAGAAGCACGTAGGTCGGGCACATGGAGTATGCCATTTTTGTAGGGTAGTCACGCAACCCAAACTGAACGGAGACTGAGTGGGCGCGCAGAGAGAATGTGTTTGTGTGATTTGTTATTTTCTAATGTTTCTATGTTTTTATTTTCTAAATGAGGCTAGCTTTCCCGGCCGCCTCAGAAGTCGGAGTCGTCAGCTCCGCGCAAGCCTCGGGGTCCG